GCGAGTTGGTGCATCGTTCTGTCAACATGGTTTTGAAACGCTCCGTTTTTGCTCAAGGCGAAACGCAACAAATTTAAGGAACTGCTATGGCAAACACTCAGGCGATGTGTACCAGCTTCAAGGGTGAGCTGCTGGTGGGACACCACAACTTTGGTACTGGCGTAACCCGCGGGTCAACCGCTGCCGACACCTTCAAGGCTGCGCTGTACCTGGCCTCTGCCACCGTCAACGCAAGCACCACGGCATTCAGCGCAACCAATGAGGTATCAGGCACTGGCTACACATCAGGCGGCGTCACTGTGACCTTTGGCACTGCGCCAAGCACCAGCGGTACAACTGCCTTTGTCACGCCAAGCGCCAGCATTACCTACACGACTGTCACGTTGTCCACAGCGTTTGATGCGGTCCTGATTTACAACAGCACCCAGAGCAACAAGGCAGTCAGCGTCCACACCTTTGGCAGTCAGACAGTCACTGCCGGGACATTCACGCTGACTATGCCAACTAATGATGCAAGCACTGGCCTGATCAGGCTGGCGTAAGCAAGGGGGCAGCATGGCTGCTTATGGGTCAGGCTATTACGGGCTTGGTGTTTATGGCATAGGCAATGTTGTCATCAGCGGCAACACGGCTACTGGTGATGTTGGTACGCTGCTGGCAGACAGGTCCATCCAGGAGGATGGGACGATTGCCACAGGCAATGTTGGCACAGTAACGCTCACGTTGTCGGTTGGCATCACAGGCAACCAGGCTACAGGTGCGGTTGACTCGGTAACGCCATCAGCAGCCCTGGCTGTGACAGGCAATGCGGCAACCCTGGCGGTTGGCAGTGTCAATCACAGCAAGGCGGTTGACGTTAACGGCAACCAGGCTGCTGGTGCGGTTGGTTCTGTTGGTGTTGGTGTGAGCATTTCTGGCAACACGGCAACGGGTGCTGTGCAGACGATTGCCTTTGAAACTTCTAAGGCCATCACGGGTAATGCGGCAACGGGCAATGTTGGCAGTTTTGGTCACAGCAAGACGATTGAGATAAGCGGGAATGCAGCCACTGGTTCGGTGGGCATTGTCTTTGGATTTGGCTGGGGCGCTATTCCCAACACGGCAGAGAGTTACACGGCAATTAGCGACACTGCAGAGACTTGGACCTCGATTGGCAACACGGCAGAAACGTACACGGCGATAAGCGATACAGCAGAGACTTGGACTGCAATCGCAGATAATTCTGAAACTTGGACACCTGTTTGATAGGAGCGAAAAATGGCAGATACCACAACAACCAACCTACTGCTGACTAAGCCAGAGGTTGGAGCCAGCACCGACACCTGGGGTACAAAGGTCAACACTGACCTGGACCTGGTAGACGCACTGTTTGCAGCGGCTGGCACAGGCACCAGCGTGGGACTCAATGTCGGCTCTGGCAAGACGTTAACTCTTGCGGGTACAGTCAAGTTTGCTGGTTCTACGTCAGGCACTACGACAGTTGCTGCAACTGCTGTGGCTGGGACTACGGTGCTTACACTGCCTGCTGCAACTGACACTTTGGTGGGAAAGGCAACGACTGACACGTTGACCAATAAGACGCTGACGGGTGCGGCAATGAACGGCACTGTCGGCGCTACGACCCCGGCTGCTGGTTCATTCACCACCCTCGGCGCATCGTCCACGGCTACGCTCAACACGCTTGTCTCAAGCGGTGCAACGCTGACAGGCGGGTCAATCAACGGCATGACTGTCGGCGCTACGACTGCGACTACGGGTGCGTTTACTACGGTGACTGCAACTGGGCGGTCAGGCGTAACTATGTCGGGACAGACTTCTGCCGTAAGTTTTGGTCAGGTAAGCAGTGACCTAACATATGGATTGATATCATTTAATGGAGCATTTGCGGCAACTACATTAACGGGTATCTGGGGAGGTGCAGGTAGTCCAGATATGATAATTGGCGTCCCTACTGGCGGCAGCATATACAGCAGAGTAGCTAATAGCACTGTCACTGTTCTTTCCTCCACCGGCCTAGCAGTAACCGGGACGCTGAGTGCTACGGGAAATATCTCAGCTACAGCAGGAGGATTTTTTAGCACTAAGGCATCTGGAAATTCTCCAATACTCGATTTAACGCAAACAGGTGTTTACACTTGGGATTTGATTAATACAGCAACGACTGGATTATTTTCAATTAGGGGAAATACCACTCCATTCTTATCTATAGCTAGTGCAACAGGTGCAGTAACCATACCCCAAACCCTCGGCGTAACAGGTGTCTCCACGCTCACCGCCGGTGCAATTGTGCAAGGCTTGACCGTGGGCCTTGGTGCTGGTGCTGTGTCTACCAACACTGCGGTGGGTGTGAGTGCTTTGGCGGGTGCAAATACAGGTGTTGGTAGAAATACAAGCGTAGGGTATCAGGCGGGGTATAACAACACTACGGGCAATAAAAATACATTTTTAGGGATGTATACAGGTTTTGAAGTAAGCACTGGCGCAGAAAATACATTTGTTGGATATGCCACTGGGCCAAATGGAATTGCATCTACAGGTTCATATAACACTGGTTTGGGTTCGCAAGCCCTCTACTCCAACACCTCAGCATCATACAACACCGCATTAGGTTATCAAGCTGGGTACACGAATGTCACGGGGGCATTTAATGTTTTTATTGGGGGGTTAGCAGGACAGGGCAGCACAGGTAGCGGGAATACATTTATTGGCGGTGGAAATAATAGCGCAGGATACCCCGCTGGCTTTTTTATGACGGGCAACAATAGTGTTGTTATTGGTGGATATGGCGGCAACCAAGATAGCCTAGACATTCGCACATCAAACAACTACGTTGTGTTAGCTACTGGTAATGGTGATAGACAGATTACGATGGCTGAAGGGCAGACCCTTGCGCTTGACTCAGCAGTACCAAACTCCGGCACAGGCATCACCTTCCCCGCAACTCAATTCGCATCGTCCAACGCCAACACGCTGGATGACTATGAGGAGGGGATTTGGACGCCTAGTGTTGGCGGTACGGCTACATACAATAATCAAGCAGGTCACTATACAAAAATAGGTAATTTGGTTAAGTTAAGGTTTGTTATTCATATAAATGTATTAGGTACTGGGAGTACAACAACCATTACTGGAGCGCCGTTTACACCAGCCAGTACTGACCCAACTATTGTGGGCGGCGTAGTTTGCTATGCCTCAGGTCTTGCTGTTGCCGCTTTATCTTTAGGTGTTTATATTGGCCCCAGTACTCCTATCAATTTTTTTACTAGAGATACAAGTAGCACGGGGGCAACAACTCAAAATCCCGCAGTTATTGGTAATGGATTTCAGGCTTATTGCGAAATAAGTTATCTAGTTTAATTAACTCGGCCATATTAGCCAAGTCGGACACTTAACTTAAAAGGAAAATCATGTCACTCACCAAAACCACAGCCGTTGACCAAATCACCGTCACTGAGAACGGCATCGTTCTCTATCGTGAGGCTACAAAGATTCTTGAAAATGATGTTGAGATTAGCAAGCAATACCATCGTTCAAGCCTCATACCGGGTCAAGACCTGACAGGCGTCCCTGCTAATGTTGTTGGTTATTGCAACATGGCATGGACAGCGGATGTGGTTGCGGCGTATCAGGCGGTACAGGCGGCTGCGGCTGCTGAACGTGAAGCACAACGCTTGGCGGCTGAAGCGGCACAACAATCAGCGGAGCAACCAGCATGACCCTAGAACTCGACATCAACGAAATCAACTTTGTCCTCCAGACGCTTGGGCAGTTACCCTCCTCCAGCGGCGTGTGGCCTTTGATTGTCAAAATCAAAGAGCAGGCCGAAGCGCAAGTGCAAAAAGCCAATCTGCTTGAGGAACTGAGATGAGCCTTGAAGCACAATTCAGCAGCCATGAGGCCGTCTGCGCCGAGAGATATGAGCAAATCAACGCACGGCTAAAGCGGCTTGAGGGCATCCTCATCAAGACTGCCGGGGTGCTTATCTTTAGTATGTCTGCCATCGTCTATGCCAGCCTCACTTTCCATCGTTGATCGTGGACTTCTTCGACGTTTTGTCAAAGGCATGGCCTATATTGCTGGCGATCATCACCTTGATAATCGTCCTGGCAAAACTCGACTTGCGGGTTGCAGTCCTGGAGGAGAAGGTCAAGCAGCTATTTGAAATGTGGAACAAGAAATGATTGACCCGCTAACCGCCTTTGCAGTGGCGCAGGGTGCAATCAAAGGAGTGCAAGCCGCCATCAAGATGGGCAAGGACATCAACGCTATCTCAGGCGATCTGATGAAGTTCTTCGAGGCCAAGGATGTAGTTGCAAAGGAAGCGGTAAAAAAGAAACCCAAGGGGTTTGGACAGAGCGATACGGCAGTGGCATTTGAAACGGTGATGCAGCTCAAGCAGTTGCAGGACGCAGAGGCAGAATTGAAACAGATGCTGATATGGTCAGGTAACGACGATGTGTGGAACGCCATCATGCTGGAGCGCAACCGCATGGTGACAGAGAGAAAGAAGGCAGAGGCTGAAGCAGCTCACGCCAAGGCGGTGAGAGCAGAAGAGATCAGCGACATTGTTAACTTTGGTTTATGGTCCGCGCTGGTGTCATCCATAGTGGGCCTGGTGGCCTGGTTGACTTGGCAGATTGTTGGAGATGGAAGATGAATGACGACAAAGGCGCATTGATTGAGAAGGCTACGTTTGCGATACTGCCGCTGCTGTTTAGCTGCGTTGTGTATCTGATGAGCGCCCTGTCCAACTTGAGCCATGAAGTGACTATCCTCAACAGCAAAATCAGTCTGGTGGTGACCAGCGACAACAAGCAAGCCAGCAACAGTGGGGCTGAGTTGGCAAGGGAAAAGCTGCGACAGGACTTGGAAAAAGAGATTCAGAAAAACCGCGATGACATCATGCACAACCGACAAGAGATTGCTGTGATCAACACCAAGCTGGAGAAGAAATAATGGATTGGCTCAAACAAATCGCACCAACGATTGCCACCGCATTAGGCGGTCCCCTGGCTGGTATGGCGGTAAGCGCCATCTCCAAGGCCATTGGTGTTGACCCCGAAAAGGTTGGTGACCTGATCTCCAGCAACAAGTTAAGCGCAGACCAGATTGCCCAGGTCAAACTCGCTGAGATTGAACTGCAAAAGCAAGCGCAGGAGCTGGGCCTCAACTTTGAGAAGCTGGAGGTGGAGGACAGGAAATCCGCAAGGGATATGCAGTCAGCCACCCGGTCCATGATGCCGCCAATCCTGGCTGCTGCTGTGACCCTGGGATTCTTCAGCATCATGGTGATGATGTTCTTCCAGAAGATTGACTCCAACAACCCCGCTATCCTGATGATGCTGGGCAGTCTTGGCACAGCTTGGACCGGGATAATTGCCTATTATTTTGGCTCCAGTGCCGGGAGCCAGGCCAAGACAGATTTACTCTCAAGGAAATAACTATGAAACCAGGACTCTACGCAAACATCAACGCCAAGCAGGAGCGCATCAAAGCTGGCTCTAAGGAGAAGATGAACAAGGTCGGCAGCAAGGCAGCGCCAAGCGCCAAAGACTTTAAGCAAGCCGCCAAGACTGCAAAGAAGAAATGAAGACTCCAGCCTGGCAGCGCAAGGAAGGTCAAAACCCCAAGGGTGGGTTAAATGCTGCTGGACGCGCAAGCCTCAAGGCGGCTGGGCAAAACATCAAGCCACCCGTCAAGTCTGGTGACAACCCTCGACGCGCCAGTTTCCTGGCACGAATGGGCAATATGCCTGGCCCCGAGCGCAAGGACGGTGAACCCACCCGGCTGCTGCTGAGTCTCAATGCCTGGGGTGCCAGCAGCAAGGCAGACGCCAAGGCGAAGGCCAAGGCAATCTCAGCGAGGAACAAATGACACCGCACTTTTCCCTCGATGAGTTGACGCACACTGACCACCGGAAGCTGGACAACACACCCAATGCACAAGAGTTGGCAAACCTGCAGCGCCTGGCTGAGTTTCTGGAGACAGTCAAGACAGCACTTGGCGGCAAGCCTGTGATGATCAACTCAGCCTTTCGCTCCAAGGCCGTGAATGACGCTGTAGGCTCCAAGGACAGCAGTCAGCATAGGCAAGGCTTGGCTGCTGACTTCAAGGTGCCTGGGATGATTCCTGATGCTGTGGTAAGGACGATCATTGCGGCTAACCTGCCGTTTGATCAGATCATCAGAGAATTCTCAGACCCAGTGGCTGGTGGTGGCTGGACGCACATCAGCATTGCTGACAAGCCAAGAGGCCAAAGGCTTATCATTGACAAACTAGGCACCCGCCTTTTTGTCTGAAAGAACACCATGTTGATGCCCTTAAAGATACCAGCAGGCGTGTACCGCAACGGCACCGAGTACCAGAGCATGGGCAGGTGGTTCAACGCCAACCTGGTGAGATGGTTTGAGGGTACGCTCAGACCAGTTGGCGGCTGGCGCAAGAGGTCATCAAGCCAGGTGACAGGCAAGTGCCGGGGAATCATCAACTGGCGGGATGACAGTTCAGCGCGATGGATTGTTGCCGGGACAAACACCAAGTTGTTTGTGATGAACCAAACCGGGACACTGAAGGACATCACGCCAACAACCTTCACACCTGGCAATGCTGATGCCACCCTGCTAACGGGTTACGGCTACAACAACTATGGCAACTATGCTTATGGTGTAGCCAGGCCAGACACTGGAGCCATCATCAACGCTGCCACCTGGTCAATGGACACCTGGGGACAGTATTGGGTGGGTTGCTGCACCAGCGATGGGCAGTTGCTGGAGTGGCAGCTTGGATTCACAACACCCACGAAGGCAGTTGCCATTGTCAATGCACCCACAGGCTGCGCGGCGGTGATGACAACCTCTGAGCGTTTTGTGTTTGCTCTTGGTGCCAGCAATAACCCGAGGCTGGTGGCATGGAGTGACCAGGAGGACAACACCACCTGGACGCCAGCCGCCAACAACCAAGCAGGCAGCTTTGAGTTGACAACTGTCGGCTCAATCGTGGCGGGGAAGAGGGTGCGTGGCGTCAACCTCATATTCACTGACGTTGATGTCCACACCAGCAGCTACATTGGTCAGCCGTTCGTGTTCTCATTCGAGAAGGCTGGCTCTGGTTGCGGCTTGATTGGACCCCAGGCTGTAGCGGCAATCGACACTGCCGCCATCTGGATGAGCAGGTCTGGATTCTGGATTTACGATGGCTACGTCAAGCCACTGCCAAGCGACATTGGTGACTTCGTGTTCAGCAATATGAACTTTGAGCAGGCCAGCAAAGTCTACGCTGTCCACAACAGCAAGTTCGGTGAAATCTGGTGGTTCTACACCAGTGCAGCATCCACCGAGAATGACTCTTACTGCATCTACAACTACCGCGAGAATCACTGGAGTCTGGGAACATTGTCCAGGCTGGCTGGTGTTGACAAGGGCGTGTTCAACAGCCCATTGATGGTCAGCTCTGACGGGTTTATTTACGAGCATGAGGTTGGATTTGCGTATGACTCGCAGACTATCTTCGCTGAGTCTGGTCCAGTGGAGATTGGCAATGGTGAGCAGATTATGAAGGTTCGGCAGGTGATACCTGACGAGTCTAACCTTGGTGATGTCAGCATCAGTTTCAGCAGCCGCCTCTATCCCACCGGGACAGAGACTAGCTTTGGACCCTTCACCAGTGCCAACCCGACAGATGCCAGGTTTAGTGGACGCCAGGTCAAGATGAAGGTGACAGCAGACAGCCTGACTGATTGGCGGGTGGGGGTGATGCGCTTGGATGCAGTGCCAGCCGGGAAGCGGTAATGAAGGTTCCGACTCCACCGCAAAACTACACGCCAGTGGCAGAGGCCCAGCGTAACTTCCTGCTGGAGTCTGCCGACAGGCAAAACCGAAAGATCAATGCGGACATTGAAATCAGCAACAGCAAGCTGATCTTGACCTCACCGAATGGGAGCAGGTTCTCTGTGGTGGTCAGCAACGCAGGGGCATTGTCGGCAACGGCGCTATGACAGATATTGAGAGATTGAGGCCAGAGATCGAAAAAGCCTTAAAATATTCTTTGAACACTCACACATTTGATGATGTCGCTGAGTTGGTCCAGCAAGCCAAGATGCAACTCTGGCCTGGAAAGAGTTCGGTGATTGTGACGGAGATTGTTCTCCACCCACAACAGAAATGCCTAAACTACTTTTTAGCAGCAGGCGAGATGAACGAATTAGCAATGATGACGCCAATGATCGAGTCCTGGGGCAAGGGACTTGGATGCACTCGCGTCACACTTGCTGGACGCAAGGGCTGGCAGCGAACATTCCTGGCGAAGACGGGTTACACACCACAGTGGTGGATTATGAGCAAGGAGCTATAACATGGCCTATACAGCAGATCAAATTGCAGAAGCAATTCGAGTATCCAAAGAGCAGGGTTTCAATGAAGCTGACATTCTCAAAGGACTTGCCAGTTATGGCGTCACGGCACAACAGGCGGCTGCTGCTTTAGCACCACCAGTAAGCTACACGCCTGCTCAAGTTACTCAGGCAATTGCAAGCTCCAGGGCAGCAGGGTTCAGCGATGCTGACATTGCCACTGGACTTGAGCGTTACCGGGTGCCTGTGGCACAAACTGCTGGTGCCTTTACGCCAGCAGCAACAACCTATACGCCAGCTCAAGTTACTCAGGCCATTGAAACCTCTAGGGCGCAAGGGTTCAGTGATGCTGACATTGGCACAGGACTGCAGCGTTACCTGCCAACTCCTGCCGCTGTCACCACGGCTCTGACGGCTAACCCAAGGCCAGCTACAACCCAAACACCGTTTGCTCCAATTGTTAGGCCAACTGCGCCAAGGCCGCCAACCTACACCCAGGCAACACCTGCATCGTTCACGCAAACAGCCATTGCCAATACGCCTTACCAAACTGTCTACACGCCTTCGACAATGCAGCAGGCAACTGACGCGCAGATTCAAGCGGCAATGCAAACCTCAAACCCATATCAATCGCTGATGTCCCTGACGCCACAGCGCACGATGCCAATGAGCTATGCAGGACCAGCAGGCGTCACACCAGCCAACACCAACCTTGGTGGCTTTGACGCCAGCATCTACAACCCGGCGGCGGCTACTGGGCTGCTCACAACACCTAGCGCTGGTGTAGGCGGTGCTGGTGGTGTACCAGGCGGTGCTGAACGTGGAGCTGGCAATACTGCTGATGGTACTGGTCAAACTGCATATGGAATGCTTGGCAATTTGGCTGGAGAGGCTAATCGAAGAGGGTTTACTGGCCTCGGCGGTTTCTTAGCGTCTGGAATACCAGTTGGCGCAGAGTACAACAGAAGAAATTTAGACACAGGACTTATGGAAAAAGGAACTGTGACATTAGCTGATTTAGCTGCTCTTAGCAGCTATGGTGGTCAACCCGAAGGTTTTACAGGCGCAGATACTTTAGGTGGATTTGGACCAGCTACTAGCGGTGGAATGGCTAAAGGCGGTATGGTCAACATGAAACCCCAAATGCATAACCCACCTGGTCCTGATGATGGCTATGCTGCCCTGGACAACGGCGAGTACGTCATTCGCAAGAGTGCAGTCAAGAAGTACGGCGCAAACATTTTCGAGCAAATCAACGCAGGACGAATCCCAGCCCAGCGTCTGAAATCTTTGTTGGAGTAAAAACATGAGCAAAAGCGGCGGCAGCCAAACCAGCACAACATCAATTGACCCGCAGATCAAGCAAGCCTACCTGCAGAACTTGCAGCAGGCGCAAGGCGTAGCCTCGGCATTGCCTGTCAGAGAGTTTGCGGGATTCAACCCCATTTACCGCGCTGGTGAGCAGCAACTGGTGAACACTGGCCTGGCTGGGCGTGGCATTGACACTACCAACATTGCAGCCGAGTACGCCAACCAGGCAGCGCAGTTCCAGCCGTACTACACGGGCAATGTCAATGCCGGGATGTCCAACCAGTTTGGTGCTGTCGGCTACACGCCAACTGATGTCACATCAGCTCAGGCCAAGATGAGCGACATCAGCAACTACATGAACCCCTACACCAGCCAGGTGATCGGCGGCTATGACGCTGCAACCGGGAAATCCACTGGTGTCCTGGGTGACATTGAGGCCGCACGGCAGGCGGCTGTGCAGCAGATGGGTGAGGCTGCAACCAGGGCCAAGGCGTATGGCGGCACACGCCAGGGGGTTGCAACAGCCGCCACCAACCAAGCCTATGCTGATAAGGCAGCGCAGATGTCAGCGCAGCTCCGACAGCAAGGGTTTGACACCTCTGCCAACCTGATGCAGCAAGACCTAAATCGTGCCCAGCAAGCTGCTCTGCAGACAGCGCAGCAAGGCACTGGTGCCATGCAGTTTGGCGCTGCTGCAACCAACCAGGCCATGATGCAGAACGCAGCAGCGCAGAACGAGATGGCACGCTACAACGCATCAATTGCCCAGCAGAGCGATCTTGCCAACCAGCAAGCCTACGCTGCCGCCAATGCACAGCGGCTGGCCGCTGCAGGCCAGCTAGGTGCCTTTGGGCAGCAGCAACAGAACCTTGGTCTTGGCGGCGCACAGGCCGTGATGGGCGCAGGACAAGCACAGCAGCAATTTACTCAGCAGCAGCTGGATGCACTGCGCGGGATTGGCGTTGAGAAATTGGGCATTGCTCAGTCTGGATTGTCAGCATCACTGCCCAACCTTGGTCAGACTGCTACACAACCAACCTACAAGAACCCACTGGCGTCAGCGGCTGGCGGTGCTGGATACGGTTACCAATTTGGTGGACCTACTGGGGCGGCTATTGGCGCGTTCTTGGGTTTGCTTAGCAGCTAACGGAGAATCAATCATGGCTGACTTTAATTTAGAAGGACTGCTGGGCAACGTCTTTGGCGGCGGTGGCGGTAACTACCTGGACGAGTACCTGACGGAAGATCAAAGGCGAATGATGCAGCGCAACGCAATGCTGGCAGCGTCTGCAGCCTTGCTCAAGGCTGGCGGGGAAAGCACCAGGCGCATAGGCATTGGCGAGGCACTGGGTGGAGCGTTTGAGGCAGGACAAGCCGGGTACGAGAAAGCGCAGACGGGTGCATTGACCCAGATGGCGCTGAAGCAGAAGTTGAAAGACGCAGAAACGGAAAGAGCAACCAAACTTGCGTTTAAAAACTTTTTAACCCAACAGGGTGGAGGGGCTGCGCCGCCAGCAGTTGACGCCGCGCCCCCCACGGTTACTCAAACAAACCTAAATGCAACGGGGCCGCAAGTGCCTCCTAGCTTGGCAGCGCCAGCACCTAGCAGACAAACTAATCTTTCTCAGAACCAGCTTCAGTTGTTATCCATGATGGACATGAAAACAGCAATACCTGAGTTAATGAAATCCATGCAACAGCCTAAAACGGCTGGCGATCCATTTAGGGGCGCGGACGGGAAAATTTACATCAGAACTGAATATGGTGGAGCTATCCCGTTCACTACAGGAATGGCACCCAAGCCCGTTGGGCAACCGCAAGCAGTGATGATGGACGGCAAGCCAACTTTAGTGCAAGGGTTTGACGATGGCTCAGAAAAAATACTTTCTGATCGACAGCCCTACGAAGCACTGTCATCAGATATACGGGCTGTAGAATATCTCAAAGGAGCGCCGCTTGGAGGAACAGGCCAAACAGGAATCCAACAGGTAGGCCAATATCGTCAACAAATTGCGCCGAGAACTGATGTCAGAGTAGGTGGCCCAATACTAGAGAATGCTGAACAAAAAGGCATGGGCGAATTCAACATAGAAACATTTAAAAACGTAAGCACTGCAGCGGGTTTAGCACAAAAGACTTTGCCGTCTTTGGATATTCAGTCTCAAATTCTTAACAAAGGATTTACAACTGGTTTTGGTACGGAAGTTCAAAAAGCAGGAGCATCAGTATTGGCTGCGCTAGGTGTTCCAGAGGCAAATAGATTTGCTACCGACGCGCAAACATTTTTGGCCGCTACTCAGCAAGCTGTGCTACAAAAACAGCTTGAGCAGAAAGGACCGCAAACTGAGGCTGACTCTAGACGTGTCACGCAAACCGGCGCTCAGTTAGGCAATACGGTAGACGCCAACCGATTCCTTATTGATGTTGCTAGAGAGCAACTTAAACGCGATATCGAACGCAAGACATTTTTGGAAAGCTGGTGGAACACAAACAAAACGCTTCGGGGTGCTGATGATGCTTGGTACACAGGCGCTGGCGGTCAATCGCTGTTTGATAGACCGGGGCTTAAAAAGTACGTTGCGTCAACAGCGGCAAATCAAATACCAACCGACGCTCCCGTATTGACGCCTGCTCAACAAGCAGAATTAGACAACCTCCGTAAAAGATTTAAGAGGTAAAAATAATGGACCCGCTTGAAGAACTAACGGCACTGCGGCGGCTGGCTGAATTGGAGGATATGGCCTCTGGGCAAACTGTTGCGCCAAGTCTTATGACGCAACTAGGCCGAGGCGCAGCGTCTTTGGCTGACGTTACCCTTGGCAGTTTGATCCCCGGCGCGGTGCAGTTTGGAGCCTATCCATTAGCCCGAATGGGCCGGTCGCCAGAAGAAGCACAAGCAGCGGCAAAAAGAATTGCCGCGCCTTTTGAACAGCCGTTTGGTAGGACGTTTGGTGTTACCGAGACTCCTCAGTACCAACAGGAAAGTAGCCGTCAACTGATGGATTTCATTGGGCAAAATTTCCAGAAGGGTGCTAAATTTATTTCTGAAAAAACAGGCTTGCCCCAGGCAGACGTTGAAAACATGATCGGCAGCGCCACTATCGCGGCGCCTAAAGTTGCTCAAGCTGCACAGCCCTATGTTGCGCCGGTCATAGAGCAAGCCGCCATTGGCGCAAGACTACCCTTTGCCGACCGACTCCAAGCAAGAGCAGAAGCGGCTTCGGCAAGAGACTACGCCCGTGGCCCTCAAATTGATGCTGCAGCTAACGCGCAGCGGCTCAAACTTGCCATTGACCCGTCCAACATTGAGCCGTCAGTATCTTCTAGGCTTTACTCGGGTATGGCCGGGCCTCGCGGTCCAGAAGCATTAGCGGCGGCTAACCGTCCTCGCGTAAATGAAATTGCGATAAATGAACTGGGCCTTGACCCGACTACGCCATTGACCAGCACCGCCCCATACAAACAAGCGCGTGCTAACTTAGCTGGGCCGTACGAAGAAGTAAAAAAACTTTCTGTATTGACGCCTGATCAAACAACTATTGCAAACTTAAACGGCATTCGTAAAAACGAAAAAATAATTGGCGGCGAAGGCGTCCTCAAGAAAGTAAACAAATTAGTAGATGATGCCGTAGCTAAAACGCAATCTGGATTGACAGGGGCTGAGTTATTAGAAAACGTGCGGACGCTGCGCGCCGACGCTAAAAAGATTTATAACAGCCCAAGTGCTACGCCAAAGCAAACGTCTGTTGCTGACGCAAATTTAGCCATAGCAACAGAATTAGAGACGATGATCGACTCTAATATTTCCAACCCTAAATTGTTGGGGGAATGGCGCGACGCCCGTCAAAAGATGGCGCGCACATATGCGTATGAGGGTGTGACTGACTTTAATACCGGCATGATAGACGTAGCTAAACTGGCGCGAATCACATCTAAAGACAACGCGCTTACCGGGGATATCGCCGCGCTAGGCAAAATTGCTGGTAACTTCCCTGAGGCGTTTACAACTCAAGCAGCGTCAAAATTTTATGAGCTACCCCGGGCCACTAGGTCTGGTTTAGCTGGCGGCGCAGGCGCGTTGCTTGGCGCAAGCGTAGCCCCACTCCTTGACCTAACCGGCATAACTGGGTCTATTCTCGGCGGCGTGGGAGGCGGTTTGTTAGGTGAGTTCGGTGGGAAAATGGCCGCTAACCGCATGGCAAACCCCAACTACCAAGCTGGGCTAAAACTAAGCGACATGCGTATTCCGGTCAATCAAATGGCGGCAACGGTTGCGCCCATTCCACAGAGCCGCGCTGTTGTGCCGTACCAAGCCCCGGTTGAAGTGCTGCAGCCAGGTGAGGGTACTTACTTCCCAGATTTTGTCATGCGCCCAGGTGGCCCCGGCCCCCTTACTACTCCCGGCGTTGCGCCTGGGCCTGCCCAGCTAGGACTGTCTCAAGGCCCGGTCGGTGGTCAAATGGGCGCCCTGCGCATGGAGGACGCCCGTGCTAGAGATTTGAGTATGCAGCAGGGCGCACAAGCTGAACTCCAGCAGGCAGCGGCGGCGGCTGCAGCACGGCAACCCACAGGCATGGGCGCAGTGTTAGATTTTGACCCCATCACCGGCACGTACAAGGTCGGCGGGGCCGGTGTTAAGGGCGCGACACCAGAAATCTTCATGGAGAATTTAGGCAAGTCGTTAGCGACCGCCACTGAAAAAGTTGCTGCTGGAAAATTGTTTGACCTGACAGCGGCTGAAAAAGTAGCTTTTGACAAAACCAAGATAGACCTTGCTACCGCTGCGCCAGAACTTAAAAAGTTGACTAACAAAGACATTGCGTCAAAAATGATGGACCGGCAATGGATTGAAGAGACAATTTTAAAAGCCCAACAAAAAGCGCAAGGGTATGATGACCTTGCCGTTCGCGGTGCTACCGATACAATTCGCCGCGAGGCTGCAAAAGAAAGAGAAAAAATGCAAGCCGGGCTAGACGCGCTAGAAGAGAAGTTGCGTCAAAGCAGGCCAGTGTCTGGCACTGGACAAGGCCCAAAAACTAGGGCGTTTAGGTCTAGTCAAATGTTGCCGCCAGAGATCACTAACGCGATGGACATGTTAAGCGGTTTACCGCGCCGATAACTTTTGAAGGAACCACAATGAGCAAACTCTCTCGGGACGACAACGGTCAGATCACAATCTTTGGCGCACTTGGCACCACCCAGGTGATGACGGTCACAGCCACCAGCGTGCAGTCCACGGCAGTGGCAACTGGCGTCACCATACTGCGCCTGGCGAATGGCTCTGCAGCGCACTGCCACTTTGCCATTGGCTCTAACCCTACCGCCAGCATCACAACCTCGCCAATGCTGCCAGCAAATGCCGTGGAGTACGTGGCCTGCGCCTCTGGTGACAAGGTGGCTGTCATTCGTGGCGCTACTGCCACCGATGTGTCAATCACGCAGATTTCGTAGCCGGTACGCCTCAATGGCGTCCTTGAGGTCGCCGCGCAGTTGCTCAAGCTGGTCCTGCTGCTGCTGGAGCCGCAGGTAAGCCTCAAGTGCGAACTTGTCCAGAGTCGCCCGGTCCCAAGTGCTAAAGGTAGGCGTCATGGGTGTGGGCAATCCTCTGGCACAAACGCCAGGCAGTGGACACCAGCGTACTTGGTAGCGGTACGCACCCACCTGTCAATGTAAGTATCTGGCATCAAGGCCAGGCTGCGACTGATGGCTGATGGCTGGGCATTGAGCGCAAGAGCCAGCTCACTGGCTGTCATGCCATCAGGCGCTGCAGCCAGGGCGTCCCTGATGCGTTTACTCATCACTGTGATTGTCATGCGTTGCGCCTCCTGAGTTGATTTGCTGCCCATGCAGCGCCTTGATCGAAAGTGTCTAAGGATGTTCCTTTACTATCCTTAACATACTCCCAATCCTTATCCGTCAGCCCCTGCCACGGGCGCTGTGCTGCAAAGTGGTCAGCCAACTCCCGCGCCCGGTGCTTGTTGATGCCCTCGCGGACTAGGGTAGCCACTATCATGTCACGCCACTGGGTTGGCTCTGGCTGTGCTACTGGCACTGGCAATGCCTTCGTATCCCCGCAGTCTTTGTAATGACACGCATCACCATCTTGACAGGGGCATCGCGGGTCTTTTCCGACGCATGGCTCGGCTTGCTGCTCCTGCTCTATCTCTTGCCCAAGCCGCGCCAATTCGTGCATAGCGTGTTCACGCTCCAGTGCTTCGCGCAAAATGGTAATGGCTTTGTTGGGTTTGCCGTATTGCAACGCCTCCAGCGCCTGCTGCATGGTTTCTCTGTTAGTCATCACATCCCCTCGTCGGCCAGTGCTTCGGCCAAGATTAATAAAAACAGCGAGTGCGTCAGCCCGTTGCATCGCAGTACCTCAAGCAACTCATTCTCGCTTGAGGCAAAAATCGTAAACCCAAAATGAGGGAGGTTAACTCCCTTGTGATCAATTGTTTTGGGCTGCTTTGACATCTCCCGCAGCGCCGTGCTGATCGGGCCGTACTGGAGATGCGCGTCATTGGGGTGGATGCGGTAATAGCGCATATCGTCAACCAAAACAAGTTGTCCGGTTGCTTGCCACGAGTCTCCTGAGTCCACCCATTTCGTTTGTATCCTCGCCCCTCTCGCGGCAGCGTGTAGTAGTCGGCTCATGTGTTTCCCCTTGCTCTGATGGCGGCGGCAAAATGCAGTCGTGACGGGTAACGCACATGGCTTTCACACAGCTTTGCACATTCTTCGCGCTCGGCAGCAGCGACAAGGTTGGCAAAGGCTTCAAGGTAGTGGATAAACTTCTTTCTGTCCTTGCCCATGCCGTAATACGACAGACCGGAGGCGTCTGCCATGAGGATAATTTCATCTTTGGTCATTCAGTATCTCCTTCTCAAGCACTGCCACCGCAGCGTCAATCTGCCCAAACAAATAGTCGGGCAGCGTTGCCCTATGGATAGACATTGCGCTCTCAATCGCTGAGAGAAGCTTGAGTAAATTCAACATTTCTTGCTTAGTCATAGCATTCCCCACAAGTAACCCGCCAGCCCTGCAACGCCAACCAGGGCAAACAGCGCCAGGATGCAGGTGGCAATCAGGTGCATCCAGTTCGCCAATTCATAGTCTTCGTTGTCGTTCACAATGTCACCTTCCGAGTTTTGAATCCTCGGTGCGTGTAGCACTGCACCGACCCGTCTGCCAGCAGCTTCCAGGCTGCGTTCTCACCGCACATCTTTTGAATCTTTTCCTCTGCTGTGTCCACCCTGGCGTCATGCTCAGAGGGACCGTCCAGCAGGTAAGCTGCCGACATGACCAAGGCCACCAGCCCTGCCGCCAGCCAGTTCATGGTTGCCTCCCAAACTTGAGCAGCTCCAGCCGTTCCCGGCTGGTGCGTAGGGTGCAGTAGCGTTGGTGGATGCGCTCCAGCATCTTCACGCGCTTGTGCACCAGCTTCTCCTCCTCCAACATAGCCAGCAGTTGCTCCTCGCTGTACTCGTTAGCTTCCTGATGAAATTTTCTCCAGCTCTTCAATTCTCTTCTCCAGTTCGGCGATGTGGGCCACCACCTTGTTGTAGACCCGAGACGCGCTGTTGTGCGTCCGGGTGCGGATGATGAGTTCAGCCTGCGCTGCCCTCAGTCTTGCCTTCAGTTGTGTGAGTCGGGTCACTTTAACGCCTCCAGTGCGATGTCAGAAATGGCGCGTTTGTCATGGAGCGCCGCCCATATCTTTTCGTCAACCGTTTTGTTTGCCACCATGACGTAGCACCACACGTCATGCCGCTGGCCGCTGCGGTGCAGGCGCCCGATGGTCTGCTCGTAGAGTTCCAGCGACCAGGGCAGCGACAAGAAGATGATCTTGCTGCCGCCGTGTTGCAGGTTAAGGCCGTGCCCGGCAGACTTAGGATGGGCCAGCAGCAGTTCGACCTTGCCAGCGTTCCAGCGTTCGATGGCGTCTGGCGCGTCCAGCGTCACGGCGCGAGGGTAGCGGCGCTTGAGTTCGGCCAGCTCCTCCCGGTAGGTGTAGGCGATGATGGTGTTGGCGTGTTGGTTCTCGGCCAGCAGGTCGTCTAGGGCGTCGAACTTGGTCGAGTCGAACCAGACGGTCGAGTCGCCGTACACGAACCCAGACGCCATCTGTTGCAGTTTGGCCGTGACTACGCCAGCGTTGACGGCCACCGCCTGGGCGTTGGGGAACTGCGCCACAAACTCCTTCTTCATCTGGTCGTAGGGCTGGCGGTTGACTAGGTCGAACCGCACCGGCACAGTGTGCAGCGGGGGCAGCTTGTCCTTGTACTCGCCCGGCTCCAGCACGAACGTGGCTGGCTTGATCCGCGCCATGACCTGCTCCAGTGCGCCTGGGCGCGGCTCCCACTGGTTGAAGTCTTTGTTGACCAGGAAGAAGTACTGCTGCTGGAACGCGCCCTTGCTGCGGCCCAGCAGCGCCTGATCGACGATCTTGCACTGGCCGAACACGTCTTCTAGGCCGTTGCTGGTGAAACTGCCGGTCAGACCCCAACGGGTACGCACCTCGGTGATGACCTTGTTGAAAGCCTTAAATCTGGCGCCAGAGGGGTTCTTCAGCCGGGTCAACTCGTCGAACACGACGGCGTCAAAGCCCCACCATCTGCTCCAATGGTCGGCCAACCATTGCAGGTTGTCGTAGTTGGTCACCACAATCTCAGCGTCTGACCCATCAATCGCAGCCAGCCGCTGCTTGGGCGTTCCGACCGCCACCGCTAGGCTGCGGTGCACGGCCCACAGCTTGGCCTCGGTCGGCCAGACGCTGACGGCCACACGCAGCGGCGCCACCACCAGGAACCGGCCCACAAGACACTTGCTGATAAGTTCGTCCATAGCCGTCAGGGCGATGGCGGTCTTGCCTGCGCCGACCGGGGCGAGGATCATGGCCCGGTCGTTCTCATACAGGAAGTCAACTGCCTGTTCTTGGTAGGGTCGTAAATTCATCCACCTGCTCCTTTGTCCACAGCACACAGTACCGTTGGTTCAGCCGCGCCATGTCGGCGGCAAAGACTTTCTGTAGCGCGGACAGCCGACCGCCGAGGGTCTTGACTTCCACGAACCACACCACGCCGCCGGGCAGCACCACGATGCGGTCGGCTGCGCCGCCGTGGCCGCGCCACTTATAGGCTACACCGCCCAGCGCCTTAACGCGCTTGACGAGGTAGGCTTCGATGTGTTTTTCCATGCACCAAACTTTAACACAGAAAAAAAGTTTGTGCAGCTTTATTTTTATGTGCTATGATGGCATCACCCAATTCCGGGTAACAACGAAAGTAGAGTCCATGAAGATCAAAGCCACAGTCCACCTCCACTTTATAAAACACTCGTGGGAACGTGAGGGCAAGTTCCAAGTGTTTTATTGCCAGCTTGACGACTCTGAGTACCGTACTTACGTCGGCGAGCAAGAAGTCGAGATTGAAATCCCAGACGACTACGACCCACGCGCACAACAAGTCGCTGCGCTGGAAAAGCAAAAGCAGAAAGTTATGGCCGACTACCACAAGTCTGTGATGGAAATCAACGACCGCATCAGCAAACTGCAAGCCCTGGAGTACGACAATGCAGCACAGTAAGATTGTCGGCGGCTCGACCGCCAAGCGGGTCATGCACTGCCCCGCAAGTGTGGCCCTGGTGGCGCAGATGCCGCCACAGGCTGAGAACAAGTTCATGGCCGATGGTACGGCCCTGCACTCTGCCGTTGACCTGTTGGTGAACGACGGCGACGCCAGCGCCTACAGCCTGCTGGGCAAGACCTTCAACGGCGTCACGCTGGATGAAGACCACTGCGAGAAACTTAAGACGGCGCTGGCGCTGCTTGACGAGATCGACCCGCTGGAGCAGATGAACTTCAACACGGAACAGCGGGTTGGCTTTGGCGACCTGCTGCCGGGCGTGTTTGGCTCGACCGACCTGATTGGCCGCATTGGCCCAAGAGCCATCGTGCTGGACTGGAAGTTCGGAGATGGCGTGATTGTGACCGCCGAGGAGAACGAACAACTCATGTTCTACGCTGCTGCTGCTATGCGGACGCCTGAGTCATCCTGGGCGTTTGAGGGTGCGACCGAGGTGGAGTGCGTCATCATCCAACCCCCGGCGGTGCGGCGGTGGGTGACCACGCCCGAGCGTATTCGGACGTTCGAACGTGATCTGGTGCAGGCCGTCAAGCAGTCGGCCCTGCCTGACGCGCAGCTGTCGGTGGGTGACCACTGCCGGTTCTGCCCGGCCAAGCCCATCTGCCCACAGATGACAGGCGCTGCCGACCGGGCGCTGGCGACTACGCTGGACAACCTCGACAAGAACCTGATTAGCGACTACCTCAAGAACGCCGACCTGCTGGAGACTTGGATCACCAGCCTGCGTGAGTTGGCCCTGTCAATGCTGGAGTCGGGTGCTAGACTGCCCGATTACAAGCTGGTTGCCAAAAGGGCAATCAGACAATGGACTGACGAGGACAAGGCCAAGGTCGCCCTGTTCGCGTTGGGCCTTGAAGAATCTGAAGTGATGGAGACATCCATACTGTCACCGGCCAAGGCTGAAAAGGCGCTCAAAAAGCGCAAGATCGCTTTGCCGACTGATTTGGTTGTTGCCGTCAGTTCGGGTAGTACCCTGGCAAGCGCGGATGACCCGCGCCCCGAGGTGCTTTTGCTGGGCAAACAACTTGCCCGTCTTTCTAAACTAAGTTAAGGTAAAAAATGTCTAATCTCTCAGTGTTCTCCAAGGCTGGTCTGCCAGCTATTAGTACTCTCTCCTCCGCTCTCAAGAGCATCAGCGCAAGCGCAGGCCCGGTGGGTGTCGTTATCCTTAAAATGGATAAGGGCGGTCATTGGGTCTTCGGCGCAGACCAGACCGAGGTCGAGGACGACTCGACCTGGGCCGTCAATCCTTTCTCCTTTGTCCACGGCTTTATCGCCTGGGGCGACGGTGAAGTGCTTGGCGAGAAGATGGTCGCGGTCAGCCAGCCGCTGCCCGAGATCGACGAGCCGCCACCCGGCGCCAAGAAAGGCTGGGAGCAGCAGATCGGCATGAGCCTCAAGTGCTTGACCGGCGACGATGCTGGCATGGAAGCGCGGTTTACGACCACTTCGGTGGGCGGCAAGCGCGGCGTCCAGACCATCGCCGCTGCGCTGGCCGAGCAGGTTGACGTTGATCAGACGAGGCCAGTGCCGGTGGTCCGGCTGAAGAAGGACCATTACCAGCACAAGTCCTACGGCAAAATCTACACGCCAATCTTTGAGATTGTCGAGTGGATCAGTATGGAAGGTGAGCCAGAGGCGCCGCCAGCCGGGCGCCGTCGTCGCGTAGCGGCAGCGTAAGCCGTTTTCTGATGCCCATTCGCAAGAGTGGGCATTGGAAAATGATCTGGCTTGATTTTGAAACCCGCTCCCACTGTGACCTAAAGAGTCGCGGCGTCTACAACTACGCGCAAGACCTCACGACCGAGGTGCTGTGTATGTCCTACGCCGTCGATGATGGTGAGGTGCAGACGTGGACGGCAGGCCCACTACCTGACTTCACCGGCCACCGCATCATGGCGCACAACGCTGCCTTTGAGCGGTTGATCTGCTGGTACGTCTTGCAGGTCAACATCCCGTTGGAGTCTTTCTACTGCACCGCCGCGCAGGCCCGTGCCAACTGCGCGCCAGGGTCGCTGGAGGACGTGGGCCGGTTCATGGGCGCGTCCATGAAGAAGGACCACCGGGGCGCTGCCCTCATCCGCAAGATGTGCGTCCCGCCCTTCCAAGAGTCGGCTGAGCTGACCGCCGAGATGATCCAGTATTGCGAACAAGACGTTCGCGCCATGAGGGCCATCAGCCAGGCCATGCGCCCCCTGTCCGAGGAGGAGCTGGCCGACTACCACGTCAACGAGCGCATCAACGACCGGGGCGTCCTGGTCGATGTGCCGCTCTGCCGCGCAGCGGTGTCCTACGCCGCCACAGAGGCCGCTGAGATCGCCGAGATCGTCAAGGAGGTGTCCAAGGGTGAGCTGACCTCGGTGCGCTCGCCTAAGATGCGCCAGTGGGTCTGGGACCGTGTCGGCCCCGAGGCCCGTGCCCTGATGACCAAGGACGACAAGGTCAGCATCGACAAGACCGTGAGAGCCAACCTGCTTAACTGTGACGGAGTACCGCCAGATGTCCAAGAAATCATCCAGTGCGCCGACGACCTCTGGGCCTCTTCCGTTGCTAAATTCGGACGCTTGGCGAGCCTTGCAGATCAAGAAGATGACCGAGTACGAGGCGCGTTTGTCTTTGCTGGAGGTTCAGCTACAGGTCGGGCCTCAAGTTATGGGGCGCAAGTCCACAATTTCACTCGGGAGTGCGCTGAGAGTCCTCAAGATGTTAGGGATGCAATCGTCCGAGGCCACCAGATTGTTCCCAAGTACGGACGACGAATCACCGACGTACTGCGGGGGATGCTACGGCCCTCACTGATCCCGGCCAAGGGCCAGCAGTTCGTCGTTGCCGACTGGTCATCCATTGAGGCTAGGGTCAACCCTTGGTTGTCTGGTACGGGTCAGGCCAAGCTAGACGTGTTCACCTCGGGCCTCGACCCGTACATTGTCAACGCTGCTGCCACGTTCAACTGCGACTATGCGGCGGTTGTCCCCGCCCAGCGTCAGATCGGCAAGGTGCAGGAGTTGGCCTGCGGGTTCGCTGGTGGGATCGGCGCCTTCGCCGCGATGGGCCGGGTCTATCGGGTTGACCTGCCCGAGTCGGATGCGAGGCGCATGGTGGACGCTTGGCGCCGCGCCAATCAGTGGGCCGTGGGCTTCTGGCAAGCGCTTGAGCAGCAGTACACCAGGGCCATGCGGAACAAGGGGCAGGAGTTCACCGCCGGGCGGGTAACGTACCTGTTTGACGGGCGGCATCTCTGGTATTCTTTGCCTTCGGGCCGAGTGCTTTGCTACCCGTTTGCCCGGCTGGAGGACGACGGCATCAGCTATGCCAAGTCAGCTTGGAAGCCTGCCCAGGACGCCACCGAGTGGCCCCGCGCCCGGCTGTGGCGCGGTCTGGCTTGCGAGAACGTCACTCAGGCGGTTGCCAATGACCTGCTGCGCTACGCGCTGCGGCAGCTTGATGGTGTGGTGCTGCACGTCCACGACGAGATCGTCGTTGAGGGCGGTTCAGAAGATGAAGTGCGTAGGGTGATGACCACGCCGCCAGCTTGGGCCACTGGCCTGCCGTTGGCAGTTGGAATCAAATCGATGCCGCGATACGGCAAATAAAAACGCCGCCCGGTCAGGGGCGGCGCAAAGGAGGCAACGTGCAATTTTTAGAGTTTATCACGGCTCTCGCGCCCGTGGGCGAGACAATGCTGTTTGTGCGCCAAAAACCACAGATGCGTGGCGGCGAGATGCAGTTCCATCTTGACGGGGCCGTCAAGGCCACTTGGCCGTCGTACTTGCCCTCGCACGGCGTTCGTGCTGGCGAGGCGTGGTATGGCAACACCGCCTCGTTCATTCTCGACCGCTTTGAAGATGGCCGGGTGTCAGCCAGCGCGGCCAATTGTGAGTACTGCGCCGTCATGGTGCTGGACGACATTGGTTCCAAGAGCAAGACCCCGCCGCTGCCGCCGACGTGGATCATGGAAACCTCGGCAGGCAACTTCCAGTACGGCTACGTCTTCAGCGAACAGCCGCCCAAGGGCGAGTTCGCCGCCGCCATCAAGGCCATCGCCGCTGCGGGTTACACCGATTCCGGCGCCTGCAACCCCGTCCGCAACTTTCGACTGCCGGGGTCGGTCAACCTCAAGCCGGACAAGGCCAAGTTTGCTTCTGCTTTAGTCGAGTTCCACCCCGAGCGCGAGTTCGTACTGGCCGACATCTGCGCCGCCCTGGACGTGGAGCCTGGCCCGGCTGAGTCTGGTGGCCCCCGCCCGATTCGTATGGCCGACGACGGTGCCGATGATGTGCTGGCGTGGCTCTCTGGCCAGGGTCTGCTGCTCTCGCGCCCGAATGCCGAGGGCTGGGCCGGTGTGGTCTGCCCCAACAGCGCGGAGCATACCGACGGCAATCCCGAGGGCCGCTACATGCCGCTGAACCGGGCCTACTGCTGTATGCATGGCCACTGCGTCGATCTGGACAGCAACACCTTTATGACGTGGGTCGCCGACCAGGGCGGTCCCCGTCACGCCCCCGGCCTGCGCGACGACCTGATGGCTGCGCGTCTGGAGCTGGCCTTGGCCAAGCTCAGACCCAGCACCGAGTTCCCCGACGCCGCCGCCGAGGTCATCGCCGAGGTCGAACGCAAAGAATTAGGCCGGGTCGAGAAGTCGGGTTGGTATTCCCGCTTCGCATACCTCCAAGACGATGAGGCTTTCTTTGATATGCAGGACCGCCGTGAGCTGTCCCGCAACACCTTCAACGCCTTGTTTCGCCACATCAAGTGCGTCTCCATCCACTCCACCGGCAAGGCACCCCGCCGAGTCGAGGCCAGCGTCTGCTATGACGAGAACCGCCAGGCGGCTGGCGCCCGGTCCTTGGTCGGCGTCACCTACGCTGCGGGTGAGCCGGTGCTGGTCACCAGGGACGGGCTGGTGTACGGCAACCGCTGGCGCAACTCGCGCCCGGCGCCTGTGGCTTGTGACGTGAGCCGCTGGCTGCGTCACGCCGAGCGGATGCTGCCGATTGAGTTCGAGCGTGAGCATCTTCTGAACGTGTTGGCCCATAAAATTCAATACCCCGGCCACAAAATCAACCACGCCGTCCTATTGGGTGGCAAGCCAGGCTCCGGCAAGGACAGCCTCTTCGCCCCCTTTTTCTGGGCCATTGGCGGCGCCGCCAAGCTGAACTGCGCCGTCGTCAAGAATGATGACCTCACGTCGCAGTGGGGCTACGGGCTAGAGTGCGAGGTTATGGAGATCGCCGAGCTACGCCAGGCCGAGGCCAGGGACCGCCGGGCGTTGGAGAACCACCTCAAGCCCATCATCGCCGCCCCGCCCGAGTACCTGCCCGTCAACAGGAAGGGCTTGCACCCATACATGGCCCTGAACCGAGTGCTAGTGGTCGCCTTCTCGAATGAGCGCGTGGCGATCAGCTTGCCCTCGGACGACCGCCGATGGTTCGTCGCGTGGGCCGAGGCCGGGCGCCTGCCGGAGAGTGAGGCCGTCGCCTTGTGGAACTGGTATCACCACCGGGGCGGCTTTGCAGGCGTGGCGGCGTGGCTGACTGCGCGTGATGTATCCGCTTTTAACCCGTCGGCCCCGCCGCCCATGACCGAGGCCAAGGCCATTTTGGTCGAGGCCGGTATGTCAACCGCCGAGTCGGTGCTGGTCGAGATGCTCCGCGACCGCCGGGGGCCGTTCGCGGCTGGCGTGATCGGGTCGCCCTTCCACGTCATCTGCGACCGGGTGCAGGGGTCGGGCGCAGCCCCGCCCGGCATTAAAATCGTCCAGGGCGCCCTCTTCCATGCCCTGCGTGAGGCCGGTTGGCTAGATATGGGGCTAGTACACTCCCGCGAGTTCAACGCTAAAAAACACGTCTTCGTGGCGCCCGAGATGGTCAACATGACCCGGTCGGAGATGCGTCGCGCCGTGGCATGAAAAAAGCCCCTCGCGGGGCCTATAGGTTGAAGAGCACCGCTATCAGCGCGGCGAGCAGCGCGGCCGCTAAGAGCATGGGCGCCCCCAGGCGTCGGCTAGGGCCGTGAAGGTGACGCCCGGCCCGGCTGGCTGGCCGAACAGGCCCGGCCCTCGCCGGATGCGCCCCCAGGCGTCGAGCCGGTTAAGGTTGACTAGGTCGCCGCGCTTGACCGCGCCGTACACTTGATCGCGAGTCCAGCCGTCGGCCAGCAGTTCCTGCATGGTCTTAGGGTCGGTCAGGCGCATAGTCCCTCCGCATAGGCCAGGGCGTCGGCCTTCAGGGTGAAGAGCCGCGCCGGGCCTACTAGCTGGCCGGAGTCGTCGTCGCGCAGCAGGACGCGCCAGCGCCCGTCGTCGGTCTGCATGACCTCGCTGGTGATCATAAACTCGACGTTGAAAAATTCAATCCTCATAGCAGACCTCCATGCTATCTTCGCCCTCGGGCAGGGTCAGGCGGTCGCTGAGTGAATCGTAGAACCCGGCCAGGGTATTGTCGAGGCCGTATGGTGACCCTTGCAGTCTGGGCCAGCGGCCAGAATTCAAGGCGTAGTACTGCGCGACATAGTCGGCGGTGCTAACCGCGCCGTCGGTAGGGTACAGGCGCCGCTCCGGCCCCTTTGATTTGACCGGCTTGTGCTTGCCGGTCAGTTTGAGAATGTCACTTAGGAATGAGTGCCGGTCATCGCGCACGACATACCGGGCGCGGTTGAGGGTGATGGTTTTCATTGTGTGTTCTCCAAAAAATAGTTAGGGTGACGGCCAGTGATAACGATATCCTCATGCTGCCAAGCGCGGTCGATGAACGCGCGCGCGGCGTCGGGCGGCGCTGATTTGTAGACGTACCGTTTCTGATCGTGCCAGATATCCACGGTCCCGCGCTGGTGCGCGTCGGTGTAACCGGGCGCCCCCGCCCGGTAAGTGATGATGTGTTTCATGCTTCCTCCACACTGAAATATTGAGCGATAACGTCGGCGTCGATGCCTGAGTCTTCGCACCACGCTAGGGCTTCAGTCGGGGTCATGGCCTGAATGCCGTGGCCGCCAGACATACCATTACTCCCGCATGGTCGCGACCAGCGACTGTATGCGCCGCCCGTGCCTTGGACAAAAAATGCCCCTTTAGGGGTGCGATATAAGTCTGTATCCTCAAAATGGAAGTCGCCTCGATGGCTGTGGACGTGGCTGCCGATGCGCGTGGCGGTGTCGGTGTTGTAGATTTTGCCGTTGATAATTTTCTTCATAGTGTACTTTCTAGGTTATTGGCATGAGTGCCCATGAGCGGTCGAGCGGCCGCTCATAGTCCATCACGGCATGAGCACGTCAAAATAGTGTAGGGCGCCAGCCAGTAACCACGCCAGCATGAGCAGGGCCAGCATGAGGGTAGCGGCCCTCATGCCCGTTCGGCGATATCGCCCCAGCAGCCGATCCGATAAGACGAGCCGTAGCGCACCAGCGTCGGCGTGTAGGTATCGCCAGCGTTGAGGTACAGGCACTCGCCGCGCCGAGTAGTAAACCCTTCCACGCCGTGAAACCCGCCGAGCGCGTTTAAACACTCCATGCGGATATCTTGCGTCGTCGGCGCGTGGTAGCACTCGGCCAGCCGCGCAGCGCCTACGGGCGTTCGCAGTAGCTGCTCGCGTGACATTTTCAGTAGCGCCTTGGCCTGGGCGGCGTCGGCGCCGAATAGTTGGCGCAGTGCGCGGGTTGATGGTGAGCGGATCATGCTGTTATCTCCATTTTGCTTAACCACACGCGAATTTCACGCATATCTGCTTGGCTAACAGTCCATTCGTCTACGCCGCCGTATAACCATAAGCCGCCCGTGTGATCTAAAATTGTGCTGACGTTATAACGGGAGATAAATTGTCCATGCGGAGTATGCTGATAGCGTGGATCATAGAATTCGATCATAGGTTCGTCATGGTTAGTCAGGCAATCGTCGCGCCCGTAGGCGCCGCCCGTGGGGATTATTTTGGTATTGAATCGCATGGTGTTAGTCCTTAAAAACTTGAAACGTAGACAATCAAACCGGCAGACGTGATGCCGACCACTGAGGTGCGATCCTCAAGGTATTGCATGGCGACCGGGATAGCATCCTCTTTTTCGTCGTCGTTCAATTCGACGCCGTGGCTCTCAAGTATCTCTACGGGCGTCGATTCAGCATAGTCGCAACATAGGCCGATAACGTCGAGTTCGTAATCTGGCTGCGCGTCTTCCAGATAGTCGAACAGCAGGCCGAGCGCCTCATAGCTGAACTGGTCTTGACGCCCGGCGGCGCGGAAGGCGTCGCGGAACTGGCTGGCGTGGCTGATAGTCTGTTTCATGCTGACACTCCCACAATCGGCGCCATATCGGTGCAGATGCAGAGCACGCGCCGAAAGCGCGGCGCGTCTGGTAGTGTGATGGCCTCAAGATTGCGGCCGGAGTGAGTGAAACTCTCCACGCGCATCGGCGCGCCATGCACTTGGATGATCTGGCCGATTTTGTATGCGGCTTTAGGGATAAACGCGAATGTCATATCGTGTACCTTACTTTATTGCCGGGACAATTCCCGCCACTGCCCATATTTACATGGGCAATAGCTGGCACTGTTTAAACGCTCTGCATCTCGCCATGATCTGGGCAGTGAGGCGCGCCCATATCGTTTAGCCACTTGCCAGCTACGCGCACTGTGTAGCCACACTCCCGGCATACACACTTCAACATTCTGGTGCTTTGCTTTTTCTGCGCGTTTGCGGGGACTAGATCAGCATGAGGATACGCGCCGAGCCGAGCCAGCACTGGTGAGGCCCACGCAGTGAACTGTGGCCCGGCTACAGTAGCCGTCATCTTGCCAGTGAGGCCAATGGCAAGGGCAGTACGTTTAAACGCTTTGCCGTGGCCGTCATTCGGGTGTGATGCGTGAATCATCTCATGCGCCAAAATGTCTAGCACTCGGGCGCTTTCGCTGATTGTGGGCGAGATGAAAATTTCGGCGTGTTTGTCAGCACTGGCACGGGCTGACCAACATTCGCCGATTCTGCGATTCTTGCTTGCCAATGCTGATTTTGAGGGAAAGCCGCATGAGGCGCGCACTTGCAAGGGTAGGTCAACGCCACACTGTTTAAACAGTGCGCGCAGTTCAATGGTAGCTTGAGAGAGCCAGTTTTCGCGGGTTTGCATGGTGTACTGTCCTTTACTGTATTGTGAGAGGGCGAGAATTCGACCCTCTCACATAGTAAGCATAATAGATTCGTGCCAGCACATGGGCGCGTGCGCTAAGTGCTTGATTCGTAACAATATTTAGCACACTAGGGGAAACCCTAATAGATTGTGTGTCAGCGTGGGTGACGTGTGGGTGTCGTTGTGGGTGATGGTGCAAAGGGGCGCGCGCCTCTCAAAATGCCCTCTGTGTGTCATGTGTGTCATCATTTTACTAAGTCTAATATATAGATATATATATGTATAGTAGGGCGCAGATCGCGGGAGTTGGCGCGACTACGAAGTGTAAAATAACTGCCCACACTGCCCACACTGCCCACAAATGGAGATGATATGGCCGGAACGAAAAAGAAACGCTCGGACCTAGAGCTGCTTGATGCGATTGACCCTGAATTGATCACGGGCATGCTAGAGCACGGCAAAAGCATAGCGGATGTTTGTCTTGCCCTGGGCATCAGCAAGCGGGCCTTGGACATTTGGATAGACCAAACGGGATTCAGTGACGCTATACTACGTGCGCGCGTGCGCGCCGCTGATATGATGGCTTGCGAGACGTTGACGATAGCGGACAACATACCGGATGACAATCCTTCCCGGCCACTGCACCGCATCCGTACACGCCAGTGGCTAGCCGAGCGATGGGATCCAAAGCTCTACGGCACCAAGCAAACCGAAGTGAGCATTAACATCGGCAGCCTGCGCCTGGATGCACTACGGCAAATCGAAGTGAGCACTAACTTAGATGCTGACACTGTATAGACATACAGCCCCCCCCTTGACAAAAACCTGGGGGGTGTAAACTGCAGCACCAAACACCTACCAAACTGCCCACATTGACCACAAAAATTTTTTAAAAAATGAGTGAAAATCCGTTTGTTGCTTTTGCACAACTCTACCGAAACAACCCAGTGCTGTTTGTCAAGGAGGTGCTTGGTGTTAAGCCTGACCCCTGGCAGGAGGAGTTCTTGGGGCACATTGCGGCAAACAACCGCCGCATCAGCGTTCGGTCCGGGCATGGCGTAGGGAAGAGTACGGCAGCGTCCTGGGCAATCATCTGGTACCTGCTGTTGCGGTTTCCCGTCAAGATTGTGGTCACAGCACCTACCAGCAGCCAACTCTACGATGCCCTGTTCGCTGAGTTGAAACGCTGGGTGAAGGCGCTACCGCCGACACTGCAGGAGCAACTGGAGGTGAAGCAGGACCGGATTGAGGTGAAGGAGGCTCCCACTGAAGCCTTTGTCAGCGCCAGGACATCACGCGCAGAGCAGCCAGAGGCATTGCAGGGGGTACACAGTGAGAATGTGATGCTGGTGGCTGACGAGGCCAGCGGTATCCCCGAGCAGGTATTTGAGGCTGCAGCGGGAAGTATGTCGGGCCACAAGGCTGTAACTTTGTTACTAGGTAACCCGGTACGCAGCAGCGGTTTCTTCTTTGACACCCACAACCGCCTCAAGGATGATTGGGTGACCATGAAGGTGAGCTGCGCCGACAGCCCCAGGGTGAGTGAAGCCTACATGGATGAGATGAAGAGCAGGTACGGCGAGGAGTCCAACGCCTACCGGATACGGGTGCTGGGAGACTTTCCGAGGAGCGATGACGATACGGTGATTCCTATGGAATTGCTTGAGGCTGCTACCAACCGAGATGTGGCGGTCAGCCCCATTGCCCAAGTGGTGTGGGGGTTGGACGTTGCGAGGTTTGGCAGTGACAGAAGCGCACTGTGCAAGCGCCAGGGGAATGCCATCATTGAGCCAGTGAAGACTTGGAAGAACCTGGACCTAATGCAACTCACTGGTGCGGTGATGGCAGAGTACCAGGCACTGCCACCAAGCCAGCGTCCCCATGAGATCATGGTGGACAGCATTGGCTTGGGGGCTGGGGTGGTGGACAGGCTGCGTGAATTAAAGTTACCAGCGATTGGCATCAATGTGGCAGAATCCCCGGCATTGGGGAGTACCTACAGGAATCTGAAGGCTGAACTGTGGCACAAGGCCAAGGCTTGGCTGGAGAAGCGAGACTGCGTTATTCCCAAGGATGAGAGTTTGATTGCCGAGTTAGCCACAGTGCGGTACTTTTTTACTTCCAGCGGCAAGATTCAGATTGAGGGCAAGGACGAGATTCGCAAGCGTGGCCTGGCGTCACCAGACAAGGCTGATGCATTCTGCTTGACCTTTGCCAGCGATGCCGGGACAGCGATGTATGGCAGCTTTGGCGGCAGCAAGTGGGGTCAGGGGCTTAAACGTAACTTAACGAGGGCAGCATGAAACTTACAGACGCGACAAAGAAAATTGCAAAGGTCATGGGCGAGTACAAGGACAAGAAGCTGATGAGCAGCTCCGGTCAGAAGGTGAAGACCCGTGACCAGGCCGTGGCAATTGCTATGTCCGAGGCGCAGAAGATGAAGAAGGGCATGAAATGAGAACCATACCCAAAGAGATGAAACACGCCGTGATGATTATCATGGGCGGCAAAGAGCCTGGCGACAGTTGTCCAGAGGCAACTCAGGATGTGACGTTGAACTTGAAGAACCGCGACAAGGCCATCAGCAAGGCGGCATACGGTCCCGAGAATCCCAAGCTGCCCAACACCGAGTTCTGGATGCGTAAGGCAGAGAAGTGGGACGTGGCCATTAAAGATGCAAAGATGAGCAGATGCGGTAACTGTTCTGCGTTTAACCAGGATGAGGAGATGCTGGAGTGCATTGCCGAGGGTATTGGCAATGATGATGTAGTTGAGGCTGGTGATCTAGGGTACTGCGAGATATTCGACTTCAAGTGCGCGTCAAGCAGAAGTTGCGATGCCTGGATTGTTGAAGACGAGGAAGTGGACACCGAGCTGGAAGAATGAACCCTCCCATTGTCATCAGCACCGTCCACGGCAGGGGTTTACCCGTGTTACTTGAGAGCATCAAGCAGTATGCGCCTGATGTCCAGGTGTATCTCAAGGGTCCAGAGCGAGTGATTGAGGGCTACAACTGCACACTGGTGTTTGGTGAGGCCACCAACTTTGGTGATGATTACAACGCCGTGATCAGCAGGGCATTGAGTGACGGGCATGGGGCGGTGGTGATTGCCAATGATGATATTGTGCTGACGCCCAGCAGTTACCGGGTGCTGCTGGATGATGTGGAAATCTGCAAGGAGCTGAACCAGAACCCTGGCCTGGTGGCATCCAGGTCCGATGCCGTGAGGCCAATCCAGAATGTCAGGTTTAGCGATGGCGAGAAACTCAATGGCATGAAGTTCAGCCATGAGTCATTTGTCAAGCAGTTGCCTGTGCTGAGTCCAATATTCGCCTGGATGTCTGCAGAGGCATTTGAGGATTGTCAGTTCCCGCCTATCAATTACTTCAGCGATGACGTTATCTGCATTGACTTGGCGAAGAAGGGCTACAGGCATTTTCTGAGTGCCAGTTATGTGCATCACATTGGCAGCAGCACCATAGGACGAGATGCACAACAACTGACGCTGGCGGCTAAACCTTGGATTGAGCAACATCGTCCAAACTACGCAAAAGAATGGTTTCAATGAGCCACCAGGCGCAATCAGATTTTGTGAGTAGAGTGAAAGCGCGATACCCTGAGATGTTTACAGGGACTCGGGTGCTGGAGGTAGGTTCCTTGAACATTAACGGCAGCGTCCGACAGTTTTTTGATAATTCAACAGAGTATGTTGGGTGTGATTTGGGTGAGGGTCCAGGCGTTGACTTGGTTTGCTTGGCGCATGAGCTGCCGTTTGCTGATGGTTATTTTGATGTGGCGATTAGCTGCGAGTGCTTTGAGCATGATAGGCACTGGCAGAAGACATTTCAGAAGATGATTGATTTGGTGCGTGATGGTGGCCTGGTTTTGTTCAGTTGCGCCACCACCGGGCGGCATGAGCATGGCACCACCCGCACCTCACCAGCCGATGCGCCATTCACAAATGATTATTATCGGAACCTTGAAAGTTGGCACTTTATGCCAATGGTCAAAAAAATGGTTCAATTTGAGTTTAGCGAAAATCAATCCCCAAGAGATTTGTACTTTTGGGGTATCAAGGAATGAGCATGGAAACTTTGAACACTGACACCCAGGCCGTAGAGGTCATGGACCTGGATGAATTGCAGGGCATCATCAGCATGGAGTTGACAGATGCCATCAGCTACATTGACACCGACCTGAGTCCCATCCGTGCCAAGGGCACCGAGTATTACAGGGGTGATTTGTTCGGCAGCGAGGAAGATGGGCGCAGCCAGGTGGTGGCAATGGAGGTGCGCGATACCGTATCAGCCATGATGCCCAGCCTGATGCGGATATTCTTCAGCACCGAGAACACCGTTGAGTTTGTGCCCACGGGTCCAGAGGACGTTGCCAATGCACAGCAGGCTACTGATTACTGCAACTTCATCTTCAACAGCGACAACAACGGTTTCCTGACCACCTACGCCACCTTTAAGGATTCACTGGTGCGGAAGTGCGGCATTATGAAGTGCTGGTGGGAGGAGGATGAGACTGTTCGCATCGAGGAATACTCTGGCCTCGATGACCAGACGCTGCAGATACTGATGCAGGAGCAGGATGGGGTGATGGTGATGAACACCTACCCCGACCAGATGATGGGTCAGCTGCACGATGTCCAGATCAAGCGGAAGATCAAGGGTGGACGGGTGCGAATTATGTCGGTGCCGCCCGAGGAATTGCTGCTGGACCGTAGGGCCAGGTCATTTGATGACAGCGCCATCATTGCCCACCGCCAGATGGCGACTGTGGCGCAACTGATTGAGTTGGGCTACGACGAGGACGAGGTGCGGGAGAACATCACCAGCAGCGACCTGGACACCAACGAGGAGTTCCTGGCGCGTCAGCCCATGAGCAGCTTTGGTGTTTCTGTTGAGAGTGCCAACCCGATGATGGAGCGAGTGCTGTACGTTGAGGCGTACCTGCGAGTGGACTACGACAAGGACGGGATTCCCGAGTTGCGGAAGGTCTGCTGCATTGGCAGCGGCTACAAGATTCTGAGGAACCTGCCAGCGTCCTACATTCCGTTTGTTGATTTTCCCTGCGACCCTGAGCCTCACACAAGCCCACTTGAGGCAATGTCAATATTTGACATTACCCACGACCTGCAGGAGATCAAGAGCGAGATTCTCAGGAACACGCTGGACTCCCTGGCGCAGAGCATCCACCCAAGGACTGCAATTGTTGAGGGCCAGGTCAACATTGACGATGTGCTGAACAACGAGACAGGCGCAATTATCAGGATGAGGGCACCCGGCATGGTTCAGCCGTTCTCCACACCATTTGTGGGCCAGGCCGCATTCCCAATGCTGGACTACATTGACCAGATTCGTGAGGACCGCACTGGCATGAGCAAGGCGGCTATGGGGTTGAATGCTGATGCCCTGCAGTCCAGCACCAAGGCGGCGGTGGCAGCAACTATCTCAGCCAGCCAGGGCCGCATTGAGTTGATCAGCAGGCTCATGGCAGAGGGCATGAAGAAACTGTTCAAGAGCATTTTGTTCTTGGTGACCACCCACCAGGACAAGGCTCGCATGGTGCGCTTGCGGAATGAGTTTGTGCAGATTGACCCTCGGGCCTGGGACGCTGCGATGGACTGCTCAATCAACATTGGCCTGGGCAATGGCGACACCAACGAGCGCATTGCGGCTCTGATGCAGATTGCAGCCAAGCAACAGGAGGCCATCACCCAACTGGGTCCAGTGAATCCCTTGGTGACACCAGCCCAGTTCAGCAGCACGTTAAGAAAAATTGTGGAGTTAAGCGGTTTCCGCGACCCCAGCCAATTCTTCAACCAGATACCCGCCGACTACCAGCCGCCACAGCCACCAGCACCCAAGCCAACACCAGAGGAGGTGCTGGCGCAAGTGCAGGCGCAGAGCATCCAGGCCGACATCCAGAAGAAGGCAGCAGAGCTTGAGTTAAGCCGCCAGAAGATGATGATGGACGATGACTTTGCCAGGGACAAGATGTACCAGGAGATGGCTCTGAAGAAATACGAGCTGGAGTTGAAGTACAACACCCAGATCAACACGGCAGAAATCACGGCAGCGCAGAATGTTGACCGTGAAATGATCAAACAACAGATGCAACAACAACGAGGACCATTTCAATGACCGAAGAGGACGTTATCCGTAAAGGAAACAAGTCAGAGCTACTGCTCCAAGACGAAGTTTTCACCAATGCTTTGCAGCAGCTCCAGGATATGCAGATTTACAAGTGGAAGACAAGCCTTCCCGATGAAACTGTAAAGCGTGAACAGGCGTGGCTGATGATTCAAGTCATTGACAACCTGCGAACTGAGTTGAAGAAGATGGTGGATAACGGCTGGATTGAGCGCAAGAAAATTGAGCGTTCCGGAAAATTGAAAGGGGTCTAACATGGAAAATTTAAATATTGCTAACGCAGCAACTGCTATCAACGCGATGTTGCCACCTGATGAGGGTGGGGACCAGCAGGACGTTGAGATGCAGGATGAGTTGACGCAAGTTGACTCAGCGGCTCCAGAGGAGGAATTGCAAGACTCCGATGGGGAACAGTCTGATGAGGTTGAGGCCGAGGAGGAGGAGGACAAGCCACCTTCGTTCACCGTCAAAGTTGACGGCAAGAATGTTGAGGTCACGCTTGAAGAACTCCAAAAGGGCTACAGCCGAGAGGCAGACTACACCCGCAAGACTCAGCAAGTGTCCGAGGAACGAAGAGCGTTCCAGGCAGAGGCTGAACTTGTGAGGACGGAGCGCCAACAGTATTCCCAGTTGCTGGGTTCACTCCAGGCGCAACTTCAGCAAAACGCTGCACCACAGATTGACTTGGATCGTCTTTACAACGAAGACCCAATCGAATGGGTGCGGCAAAAGGAACTTGCAAGAGATGCCGAGAAAGTAAACGCAGCTATTCAGTCTGAACAGCAGCGACTCTCTCACATCCAGGCGCAAGAGCAATATCAGTCTATGCAGGCACACCTTGCACAACAACAAGATGCCATGCTCAAAGCCATTCCCGAGTGGGCTAACCCCGACAAGGCGAAGGCTGAAAAGACGTTGCTGATTGAGTGGGGGCAGAAGCTAGGCTTTTCCTCTGACGAGCTGAAGAATATTTTTGACCACAGGGCTGTCGTTGCGCTGCGTAAGGCGGCGCTGTACGACCAGATGATGACCAAAAGAGGCAACATCAGGCCAGCGGTTAACAATGGGCCTAAACCCGCCAAGCCAGGTGCAGCGGGGAGAATGGACAACACAACTGATTCAAGAAGGTCGCAACAAAGACTTGCTAAAACTGGTCGCGTCAACGATGCGGCTTCCGCAATTGAACATCTTTTGAGGTAATCAAAATGGCTATCGTAACTAACACTTTCACGACATTTGCCGCCAAAGGCATTCGTGAAAATCTTGCAAATATTATCTACAACATCTCACCAGAGGAGACACCGTTCCAATCCAACATTGGAAAAGACAGCGTGCAAAACACGCTATATGAATGGCAAACGGACTCATTACAGGCAGCTCAAACTAATGCTCAGCTTGAAGGGGACGATATTGGAACCTACGACCCTGTTACCGCAACGGTGCGGATGCAGAACTATGTGCAGATCAGCCGCAAAACGGTTGTGCTGTCAGCCACTGAGGAGATTGTCAACAAGGCTGGACGTAAGTCTGAGCTTGCTTATCAGTTGGCAAAGAAGGGCGCTGAGTTGAAGCGTGATATGGAATTGGTGATGGTGCAAAGCCAGGTTGCAAGCGCAGGTAGCACCAGTGCCGCACGAACTACCGGATCTGTCTTGGCTTTCATCAAGACCAACACTGATGTTGGCGCATCTGGAGCTGACCCGTCCTACACAACGCTGCCAAACAGCTTGCGTACCGATGGCACTGTTCGGGCCTTCACTGAAACCATTCTCAAAAATGTAATTCAAAAGACCTGGACCTCTGGCGGTACACCGAAAATCCTGATGACGGGTCCGGTGAACAAGCAGCGCGTAAGCGGATTTGCAGGTATTGCTGCAACCCGCTACAACATCGAAGGTGGCGCTAAACCCGCTACCATCGTTGGCGCTGCTGATGTCTACGTCAGCGACTTTGGCAATGTGACAGTGGTGGCGAACAGGTTCCAGCGTGAGCGCGATGCGCTAGTGCTGGACCCCGAGTACGCATCAGTTGCGTACTTGCGTCCTTTCCAGCAGATTGAGCTGGCGAAGACGGGTGACGCTGAGAAGCGTCTGTTGATTGTTGAATATGGCCTCAAGATCACCAGTGAGAATGCTCACGGTCTTGCTGCTGATTTGACAACGTCCTAAAAGGAGGGGTGGGCCAGGGCAACCTGGTCCACCTTAAAAAGATGGAAACACGAATCTTTGACAGAAACGATGCCACAGGCATCACTAGGCTCTGGCACTACGACCCAGAGACTGACGAGGCGACTATTGAGACTCAGCAGGATGTCACCAATATTGTGGAAGAAAACAAAAATCTGTTCAACGCCACCGATAACAAGGCGAACTGGACAGGCGAGTGGCACTGGGTGGCAAAAATTCCACTGAACATCTACTACGAGCTGCAGGCCAGCGGCAAGATCACAGATCAAGCCTACATGAAACGCTGGCTTAATGACCCCAACAACCGATTCTTCAGAACAAGGCCAGGAAAAGTATGACAATCATTGCGGTTTGCACTCCAGCGCGGGATATGGTTCACACCCAGTACGCCTATTGCCTGGTGAACATGGTGGCCTATCACGCCTGCAACACCGATGACCGCATCGACCTCAAAATCATGCAAGGTACGCTGATACAGAACCAGAGGGCAGAGCTGGCGCTGGACGCTATGCGAGGTGGCTGCACCCACATCCTGTTCATTGACAGCGACATGACCTTCCCACAGGACATGATTCAGCGGCTGCTGGCGCATGACCTTGACATTGTGGCAACCAACTGCGCCAGGCGCCGGATGCCAACAGGCCCAACTGCCAAGATTGGCAACAGGCTGGTGTACAGCACGATGGAGGACCACGGGCTGCAGGAGGTGGACACCATTGGCATGGGCGTCATGCTGATCAAGGCAGACGTATTCCGCAAGATGTCCGAGCCTTGGTTTGAGACTCCCTGGCGCAATGACAAGCGCGGCTATGTCGGCGAGGATGTCTTCTTCTGCCTCAAGGCCAAGGAAATTGGGTATAAAATCTACATCGACCACGATGTCTCCCGAGAGATAGGCCACATTGGAACCTTTGAATTTCGGCACGAGCATACATGGGTGGTCAAGGATTTGCAGGACCAGGAGGCGTAAATGGCTCTCACGACCTACACCGAACTGAAGTCATCAGTTGCTGATTGGCTCAATCGTTCTGACCTCACAGCGGCAATTGCCGACTTCATCAGTCTCGCCGAGGCTCAGATGGAGCGCGTCCTACGCACCCGGCAGATGATTGTTCGCTCTAATGCATCCTTCAATGTTGCGTTTGGGGCAACGCCTTCCGACTTCCTAGAGGTCAGGACATTCAAGCTCTCAGGCACCAACCCGCCGACTCCATTGACATTCTTGACTATTGACGAAATGGACCAGGAGTCCACCAGGCTCAGTTCCAGTGGCAGGCCAAGATTCTTCACTGTGGTGGGAGGTCAATTTAGGCTTGCTCCGACACCCGACACCAATTACGCAACCGAGTTGACCTACTACGCAAAGTTGAGCAAGTTGTCTAGCTCTGTCGCTTCCAACTTCATCTTGGAATCTAGCCCAGACGCCTACCTCTACGGCAGCTTGCTGCAGGCCGCACCCTACTTGCAGGACGATGCCAGAATCCCTGTCTGGGCTGGGCTGTACGAGCGTGCCTTGACCGACTTGCAGGTGGCTGATGACCGTGCATCCACCTCTGGTGGCAAACTGTTGACTCGCGCAAGAACCTTGGGGTAATCAATGATTGTGACCACGACAAAAGGCGAGATGGATGACTCCTTGCTGGACAAGCGCGAGGGGTCTGTGGACACCAGCAATGAATCAACCAACTGGGTTGAGTATTGGCATGAGGGCGAGTTGGTGCATCGTTCTGTCAACATGGTTTTGAAACGCTCCGTTTTTGCTCAAGGCGAAACGCAACAAATTTAAGGAACTGCTATGGCAAACACTCAGGCGATGTGTACCAGCTTCAAGGGTGAACTGCTGGTGGGACACCACAACTTTGGTACTGGGGTAACCCGAGGTTCAACCGCTGCCGACACCTTCAAGGCTGCGCTGTACCTGGCCTCTGCCACCGTCAACGCAAGCACCACCGCATTCAGCGCAACCAATGAGGTGTCAGGCACTGGCTACACCACAGGCGGCGTCACTGTAACCTTTGGCACTGCGCCAAGCACCAGCGGCACGACTGCCTTTGTCACGCCCAGCGCCAGCATTGCATTCACCTCTGTCACGTTGTCCACAGCGTTTGATGCGGTCCTGATTTACAACAGCACCCAATCAAACAAGGCAGTCAGCGTCCACACCTTTGGCAGTCAGACAGTCACTGCCGGGACATTCACGCTGACCATGCCAACAAATGATGCAAGCACTGGCCTGATCAGGCTGGCGTAAGCAAGGGGGCAGCATGGCTGCTTATGGGTCAGGCTACTACGGGCTTGGTGTTTATGGCATAGGCAATGTTGTCATCAGCGGCAACACGGCTACTGGTGATGTTGGTACGCTGCTGGCTGACAGGTCCATCCAGGAGGATGGGACCATTGCCACTGGCAATGTTGGCACAGTAACGCTCACGTTGTCGGTTGGCATCACAGGCAACCAGGCTACAGGTGCGGTTGACTCGGTAACGCCATCAGCAGCCCTGGCTGTGACAGGCAATGCAGCAACCCTAGCGGTTGGCAGTGTTGATCACAGCAAGGCGGTTGACGTTAACGGCAACCAGGCTGCTGGTGCGGCTGGTTCTGTTGGTGTTGGTGTGAACAGGGCTTTGACAGGCAACACGGCAACAGGTGCTGTGCAGACGATGCCTTCTGAAGTCCTGGTGTTCCAGGCCATCACGGGTAACGGCGCAACGGGCAGTGTTGGCAGTGTGGGTCACAGCAAGGCGGCGGCGATCAGCGGGAATGCAGCCACTGGTTCGGTGGGCATCGTCTTTGGATTTGGCTGGGGTGCTATCCCCAACACGGCAGAGAGTTACACGGCAATTAGCGACACTGCAGAGACTTGGACCTCGATTGGCAACACGGCAGAAACGTACACGGCGATTAGCGATACAGCAGAGACTTGGACTGCAATCGCAGATAATTCTGAAACTTGGACACCTGTATAGGAGCTAAAAATGGCAGATACCACGACGACCAACCTACTGCTGACTAAGCCAGAGGTTGGAGCCTCAACTGACACGTGGGGTACAAAGATAAATACGGATTTGGGGTTGGTTGACTCAGTGTTTGATGCGGGTGGCACAGGCACCAGCGTGGGACTCAATGTCGGCTCTGGCAAGACTCTGGCAGTCACCGGGACGCTGACCAGCACAGGCACCACCAACCTGACATCACCAGCAGTCACCACGGGACTCACCACGCCATCAGCAACCTTTGCCCTGGTCAACACCACGGCAACCACCGTCAACCTGGCTGGCGCTGCTACCGCTCTAAATGTTGGTGCTGCCACTGGTACTCTCACTGTTGCCAACACCACCCTGGCGGCGAAGGCCATCACAGCCAGCACAACCTTGGGCGTGACAGGAGCAACCACACTGTCAGCGGCACTGACCTACGGCGGGGTTACGCTGACCAATGCCGTGACAGGCACAGGCAAGATGGTGCTGGACACCACCCCTACCTTAGTCACCCCGGCACTCGGTGCAGCCACAGGCACAAGCCTTGCACTTACGGGCACATTAAGCGGCGGCACAAGCGGCACAGCGTACAGCTTCTCAGGCAGTGCGCCAGCGACCAGCTTGACATTGGATAGCAGCGGTAACTTGCTGGTGGGGGTTGCCACTGCAAACGCAAACGGCGGTGTGTTGCAACTGAAAAGCGGGATTACATTCCCCGCCACTGCGGTTGCTGCGACAGACGCCAACACGCTGGATGATTATGAGGAGGGGACTTGGACTGCAACGGTTGTTGCTGGTGGAACTTTTTCTAGCTTAACTGAAGGTCGTTACACAAAAATTGGCAGACAAGTTTTTGTCATGTTAACTCCCACCACAACAGCGATTACAGGGCAAATAGAGTTTTCTGGTTTGCCTTTTGCAGCATCAGGCGCAAGGTCTGCATTAGTAACTGCCGCCTCCCCTCCAACTGGTGTTATATATGCCCCTCTTTTTGTGGATTCAAGCAGTATTTATATCAATGTTACCGGAACTTATGCGGGTAGTTCGGTATCCACATATTTTGCCGCAGTTTATCAAACATCTTAATTAAGGAAATTATCATGCCACTTACGAAAACTACAGTCATTGACCAAATTACAGTAACCGAAGATGGTTCTATCTTTTATCGTCAGGCTACAAAAATTTTTGAAAATGATGTTGAGATTAGCAAGCAATACCACCGCAACAGCCTCACACCGGGGCAAGACCTGACAGGCGTCCCTGCCAATGTCGTGGCAATCTGCAATGCGGCATGGACAGCGGATGTGGTTGCAGCATATCAAGCAGCACAACTTGAAAGCCAGTCGTGAGCCTTGAAGCACAATTCAGCAGCCATGAAGCCGTCTGTGCTGAAAGGTACGACCAGATCAACGCACGGCTCAAGCGGTTGGAGGGCATCCTCATTAAGACTGCTGGGGTGCTTATCTTTTCCATGTCGGCTATTGTCTATGCAAGCCTCACACTGCATCGTTGATTATGGATTTCTTCGACATCCTGTCGAAAGCATGGCCTATATTGCTGGCGATCATCACTTTGATAATCGTCCTGGCAAAACTCGACTTGCGGGTGGCAGTGTTAGAGGAGAAGATCAAAACGCTGTTTGAAATGTGGAACAAGAAATGATTGACCCGCTAACCGCTTTCGCAGTGGCGCAGGGAGCAATCAAAGGCGTCCAGGCGGCAATCAAGATGGGCAAGGACATCAACGCCATCAGCGGCGACTTGATGAAGTTTTTTGAGGCCAAGGATGTTGTAGCAAAAGCGGCAGTGAAAAAGAAACCCAAGGGGTTTGGGCAGAGCGATACAGCGGTGGCATTTGAGACAGTGATGCAGTTGAAACAACTTCAAGATGCAGAGGCAGAGCTAAAGCAGATGCTGATCTGGTCAGGTAACGATGATGTCTGGAACGCCATCATGCTGGAGCGCAACAGGATGGTGACAGAGCGAAAGAAGGCAGAGGCTGAAGCAGCTCACGCCAAGGCGGTGAGGGCAGAAGAGATTAGCGACATTGTGAATTTTGGTTTATGGTCCGCGCTGGTGTCGTCCATAGTTGGCCTGGTGGCCTGGTTGACTTGGCAGATTGTTGGAGATGGAAGATGAATGACGACAAAGGCGCTTTAATCGAAAAGGCTACGTTTGCGATACTGCCGCTGCTGTTCTCCTGCGTTGTGTATCTGATGAGCGCCCTGTCCAACTTGAGCCATGAGGTGACCATCCTCAACAGCAAGATCAGTCTGGTGGTGACCAGCGACAACAAGCAAGCCAGCAACAGTGGGGCTGAACTCGCAAGGGAAAAGCTGCGTCAGGACTTGGAAAAAGAGATTCAGAAAAACCGCGACGACATCATGCACAACCGACAAGAGATTGCCGTGATTAACACCAAGCTGGAGAAGAAATAATGGATTGGCTTAAACAGATTGCACCGACTATCGCCACAGCAATGGGTGGCCCTTTGGCTGGCATGGCGGTGTCTGCCATCAGCAAGGCCATTGGCGTGGACCCCGAGAAGGTGGGCGACTTGATCAGCAGCAACAAGCTCACTGCCGACCAAATCGCAATGGTCAAGCTGGCTGAGATTGAGTTGCAAAAGCAAGCGCAGGAGCTTGGTCTCAATTTTGAGAAGCTGGAGGTCGAGGACCGCAAGAGCGCAAGAGATATGCAGTCAGCAACCAGGTCCATGATGCCGCCCATCCTGGCTGCTGCTGTGACCCTAGGATTCTTCACCATCATGGTGATGATGTTCTTCAACAAGATTGACAGCGCCAACCCGGCTATCCTGATGATGCTGGGCAGTTTAGGCACAGCTTGGACCGGAATAATCGCCTATTATTTTGGCAGTTCTGCTGGAAGCCAAGCAAAGACAGATTTACTCTCAAGGAAATAACCATGAAACCTGGACTTTATGCCAACATCAACGCCAAGCAAGCACGTATCGCCGCTGGCTCCAAGGAAAAAATGAACAAGGTCGGCAGCAAGGCAGCGCCTAGCGCCAAGGACTTTAAGCAAGCCGCCAAGACAGCCAAGAAGAAATGAAGACTCCAGCCTGGCAGCGCAAGGAAGGACAGAACCCCAAGGGCGGGTTAAATGCTGCTGGACGGGCAAGCCTCAAGGCGGCTGGGCAAAACATCAAGCCACCCGTCAAGTCTGGTGACAACCCTCGACGCGCCAGCTTCCTGGCACGAATGGGCGGCAACGATGGGCCAGAGTACAAGGACGGTAAACCCACCCGGCTGCTGCTGAGTCTCAACGCCTGGGGTGCCAGCAGTAAGGCAGACGCCAAGATGAAGGCCAAGGCCATCTCAGCGAGAAACAAATGACACCGCACTTTTCCCTCGATGAGTTGACGCACACCGACCACCGAAAGCTGGACAACACACCCAATGCTGCTGAGTTGGCAAACCTTCAGCGCCTGGCTGAGTTTCTGGAGACAGTCAAAACAGCACTTGGCGGCAAGCCTGTGATGATTTCGAGTGCCTTCCGCAGTAAGGCCGTAAATGACGCTGTGGGCAGCAAAGACAGCAGTCAGCATAGGCAAGGCTTGGCTGCTGACTTCCGAGTGCCTGGGATGGTTCCTGACGCTGTGGTGAGGGCAATCATTGCGGCTAACCTGCCGTTTGACCAGATCATCAGAGAATTCTCAGACCCAGTGGCTGGTGGTGGCTGGACGCACATCAGCATTGCTGACAAGCCAAGAGGCCAAAGGCTTATTATCGACAAGTTAGGCGTTCGCCTTTTTGTCTGAAAGAACACTATGTTGATGCCCCTCAAAATCCCAGCAGGCGTTTTTCGTAACGGCACCGAGTACCAATCGATGGGCAGGTGGTTCAACGCCAACTTGGTGAGATGGTTTGAGGGTACGCTTAGACCTGTTGGCGGCTGGCGCAAGAGGTCATCTAGCCAGGTGACAGGCAAGTGCCGGGGAATCATCAACTGGCGGGATGACAGTTCAGCGCGATGGATTGTTGCTGGGACAAACACAAAGTTGTTTGTGATGGACCAGACGGGAACCCTCAAGGACATCACGCCAACAACCTTCACCACTGGCAATGCTGATGCCACTCTGCTGACGGGTTACGGCTACAACAACTACGGCAACTTTGCTTATGGCGTAGCCAGGCCCGACACTGGCGCTATCACACCAGCAGCCACCTGGTCAATGGACACCTGGGGCGAGTACTGGGTGGGCTGCTGCACAAGCGATGGGCAACTGTTGGAATGGCAACTTGGATTTACAACACCCACCAAGGCCGTTGCGTTAGTCAATGCACCCACCAGTTGCGCTGCGGTGATGACAACCTCTGAGCGTTTTGTCTTTGCTCTTGGCGCTAGTGGCAACCCTCGCCTGGTGGCATGGTCAGACCAGGAGGACAACACCACCTGGACGCCAGCCAGCAACAATCAGGCAGGCAGCTTTGAGTTGACCACTGTCGGCTCTATCGTAGCTGGCAAGCGGGTGCGCGGCGTCAACCTGATATTCACTGACGTTGATGTCCACACCTCAAGCTACATTGGTCAGCCGTTTGTGTTCAGCTTTGAGAAGGCTGGCTCTGGCTGCGGCTTGATTGGACCCCAGGCTGTAGCGGCAATTGACACTGCCGCCATCTGGATGAGCAGGTCAGGCTTCTGGATTTACGATGGCTACGTCAAGCCACTGCCAAGCGACATTGGCGACTTCGTGTTCAGCAACATGAACTTTGAGCAAGCCAGCAAGGTGTATGCGGTCCACAACAGCAAGTTTGGGGAAATCTGGTGGTTCTACACCAGTGCAGCCAGTACCGAGAATGACAGTTACTGTATATACAACTACCGGGAAAACCACTGGAGCCTGGGAACATTGTCCAGGCTGGCGGGTGTTGACAAGGGCGTCTTTAACTCGCCCCTGATGGTCAGCTCTGATGGGTTCATCTACGAGCATGAGGTGGGCTTTGCCTACGACAGCCAAACCATCTTCGCTGAGTCTGGTCCAGTGGAGATTGGCAATGGTGAGCAGATCATGCAGGTCCGGCAGGTGATACCTGACGAGTCCAACCTGGGTGATGTCAGCATCAGCTTTAGCAGCCGCCTCTATCCAACGGGGACAGAGACTAGCTTTGGCCCATTCACCAGTGCCAACCCGACTGACGCCAGGTTCTCAGGACGCCAGGTCAAGATGAAGGTGACAGCAGACAGCCTGACCGATTGGCGGGTGGGGGTGATGCGTCTGGATGCAGTGCCAGCCGGGAAGCGGTAATGAAGGTTCCGACTCCACCGCAAACCTACACGCCAGTGGCAGAGGCCCAGCGTAACTTCCTGCTGGAGTCTGCCGATAGGCAAAACCGCAAGATCAATGCTGACGTTGAGATTGCCTCAAGCAAGCTAATCTTGACATCACCCAATGGAAGCAGGTTCTCTGTGGTGGTCAGCAACGCAGGGGCATTGTCGGCAACGGCGCTATGACAGATATTGAAAGACTAAGGCCAGAGATAGAAAAAGCCTTAAAATATTCGTTGAACACTCACACATTTGATGATGTTGCTGAGTTGGTCCAGCAAGCCAAGATGCAACTCTGGCCTGGAAAGAGTTCGGTGATTGTGACGGAGATCGTTCTCCACCCACAACAGAAATGCCTCAACTATTTTTTAGCAGCAGGCGAGATGGACGAACTAGAACTGATGACGCCAATGATTGAGTCCTGGGGCAAGGGACTTGGATGCACTCGCGTCACATTAGCTGGGCGCAAGGGATGGCAGCGTACATTCCTGGCGAAGACGGGTTACACGCCACAGTGGTGGATTATGAGCAAGGAGCTATAAATGGCAACAATAAACGATGCAGTACGGCAGATGTACCTGACGCAAACTGGCAGGGAAGCTGACCCTGGCGGCTTGGAGTACTTTGTCAATCGTTTTGGTTCAGACATTGACCCAGAGGAGTTGGCTATTTTTCGGCAGATGGCGGCGGCTGAAGTTGCGGGACACGAAGCACGACAAGCCGCAGCCGCTGCACAACAGGCCGCTGTTGTAAATCAATTGACAGCGCAACTGACCGCCGCAGGAATTTCGGCTGCTGACTTTTTTGCGTTAGGAGGACAGTTGCCTGCCGGAATTGGGGCCACTATCGGCACTACTACTGGAACTGGCACTACGGCTGGAACTGGTACTACGGCTACAGGCGCTACCACTAACCTTACAGGTACAGGCACTACGGGTACAGGCACTACGGGTACAACTACTGCTAAAACAGGGGCTACCACTGGCCTTTTAGGCACCGGAACCACCACAGGTACTACAGGTACAGGCGCCACCACTAACCTTATAAACACAGGCACCACTGGAACTGGCACCACTGGTACTACTACTGGAACTGGTACTACTACTGGAACTGCTACTACTACTGGAACTGGTACTACGGCTGCTACCGCTGAAGCCGCACAACAGGCAGCAGCACAACAGGCAGCAGCACAGCAAGCAGCAGCACAGCAAGCAGCAGCACAACAGGCAGCAGCACAACAGGCAGCAGCAGAAGCAGCAAGAGTCTTAGCCGCACAACAGGCCGCAGCCGCTACTGGTAATACAGGTATGGCTGGAACTGGCACTACGGGTACAGGCACTACGGGTACAACTACTGCTACAACAGGGGCTACTGCAACGGGGATGTCCATTGCACAAGCGTATCAGCAAGTATTAGGCAGGGCGCCATCTGCATCTGAAATCGCCTACTGGACAACTCAATATGGTAACAGCGTTGATGCAACAGAACTATCCAACTTTAACGTAGCGGCTCAACCAGAATTGACTGCAAGAACAACTACTGCTGGTACAGCTACAGCAGGAACTGGCGCTACTGCTGGGACAACTGGAATGTCCATTACACAAGCCTATCAACAGGTATTGGGTAGGACGCCAAACGCTCAAGAGATTGCCTACTGGACAACTCAGTTTGGGGACAGCGTTGATGCAAAGGAACTATCCACCTTTAGTGTGGCGGCTCAACCAGAACGGGCGGCAGTGCCCACAACGAATAACGCTGTTCGGCAGATGTATCTGTCAGTGCTGGGCCGTGAGCCTGATGCTGCTGGGTTAAAGTATTTCTCTGACCGTTTTGGGGCTGACGTTGACGCATCTGAACTAGGCATTTTTCGCGGAATGTCAACGCAAGAGTTAGCCGCCAATGCTGTTAGGAACGCTGGCACTACAGCAGGCTCTACCGCTGGTGCAATCAACAGGCCAACAACACCAACGCAAGTTACAGGCAGTCAGCTTGCACCAGCTCAAGTGACTAACACCGCTATCACAGGGACGCCATTCACGAACCTCTACCAGCCAGCAACTTACCAGCAAAATGCACCTACGTTGGCAAGCATCCAAAGTGCAGCGCAGTCGGCTAACCCTTACCAATCGCTGATGGCAATGTCACCGCAGCGCACACTGTCACCATCCTATGCCGCCCAGGCTGGACAGACAGCCGCCAACACCAACCTTGGTGGCTTTAACCCAGCCATCTACAACCCGGCGGCGGCAGCGCCACTGACGGGTCTTTTGGCTGCTGGTAGTGATGGTAGTGGTGGTAGCAACGCTGGTGATGCGCGTGGGCCGGGGACTGGTAACACGGGCGATGGTCAAACATTTTACGGCGGGCTTGCTAATTTGGCTGGAGAGGCTAATCGAGCAGGGTTTACTGGACTTGGTGGGTTTTTAGCGTCTGGACTACCTGTAGGTGCGGCGTATAAAGGTGGTACGCTGACTGCTGCAGATATAGCTGCGTTAACAGGAAAAGTTGACACAGGTTCATCAGTGTCGCTTGGTAATCAAGGCTACGGCGGTGGTTCTGATGCGCCGGGTGCAAACGCTGATGGATATGGAGGTGGTGATGCTGGTTTTGGCGGTGGCAGTCAAGCGTTTGCCAAAGGCGGCAAGGTAAACATGGCCCCGCAGATGAACAATCCACCTGGCCCTGATGATGGCTATGCTGCCCTGGACAACGGCGAGTTTGTCATTCGCAAGAGTGCAGTGAAGAAATACGGCGCAAACATTTTCGAGCAAATCAACGCAGGCAGGATTCCCGCCAAGCGTTTGAAATCTCTGTTGGAGTAACACCATGAGCAAAAGCGGCAGCAGCCAAACCAGCACAACATCAATTGACCCGCAGATCAAGCAAGCCTACCTGCAGAACTTGCAGCAGGCGCAGGGTGTGGCCTCGGCATTACCCGTCAGGGAGTTTGCTGATTTCAATCCTGTCTACAGGGCTGGTGAACAGCAGTTGGTAAACACTGGTCTAGCAGGCCGGGGCATTGACACTACCAACATTGCAGCCGAGTACGCCAACCAAGCGGCTCAATTCCAGCCCTACTACACGGGCGGCGTCAATGCCGGGATGTCCAACCAGTTTGGTGCTGTGGGCTACACGCCCACCGCTGCTACTGCTGCACAGGCGCAGATGTCAAACATCAGCAACTACATGAACCCCTACATCAGCGATGTTATTGGTGGGTATAACGCTACGACCGGGAAATCCACTGGTGTGCTGGGTGACATTGAATCCGCACGGCAGGCGGCTGTGCAGCAGATGGGTGAGGCTGCAACCAGGGCCAAGGCATTTGGTGGTACACGCCAGGGTGTAGCAACAGCAGCCACCAACCAAGCCTATGCCGACAAGGTGGCGCAGATGTCAGCGCAGCTCAGACAGCAGGGCTTTGACACCAGCTCCAACTTGATGCAGCAGGATTTGAACCGCACCCAGCAGGCCAACCTGCAAACGGCAGCGCAGGGCACTGGAGCGGCTCAATACGGCGCAGGCGCCATCAACGCTGCAATGGGCGGCAACGCAGCAGCCATGAACGAAATGCAACGCTATAACGCAAGCCTGGCCCAGCAGAGCGACCTTGCCAACCAGCAAGCCTACGCTGCCGCCAATGCACAGCGGCTGGCTGCTGCAGGCCAGCTAGGTGCCTTTGGGCAGCAGCAGCAGAACCTTGGCATGAGTGGCGCACAGGCCGTGATGGGCGCAGGACAAGCGCAGCAGCAATTCACGCAACAGCAGCTGGATGCACTGCGCGGGATTGGCGTGGAGAAGCTGGGCATTGCTCAGTCTGGATTGTCAGCATCATTGCCAAACCTTGGTCAGACTGCTACACAACCAACCTACAAGAACCCTGTGTCGTCTTTATTTGGCGGTGCCTTGGGTGGTTACCAGCTTGGTGCTTTACCAGGCATGACAGCAATTGGCGGTCCAATGGGTGCTGGCATTGGTGCATTGCTTGGCCTGCTAGGTTAACGGAGAATCAATCATGGCTGACTTTAATTTAGAAGGGTTGCTGGGCAACGTCTTTGGAGGTGGTGGCGGTAACTACCTGGACGAGTACCTGACACCAGAGCAGAAAGCTGCTATGCAGCGCAACGCAATGCTGGCAGCGTCAGCAGCCTTGCTCAAGGCTGGTGGGGAAAGCACCCGGCGCATTGGCATTGGTGAGGCACTAGGTTCAGCGTTTGAGGCAGGTCAAGCCGGGTACGAGAAAGCGCAGACGGGTGCATTGACCCAGATGGCGTTGAAGCAGAAGCTAGGTGAGGCAGCAAACTTGAAAAAGATGCGTGACCTGATTCCAACTTTATTTTCACAAGCACCTGCAACTGCTGCTGTTCCAACAACTGACCCAGGGGTGACATTTGGATATGCTCCTGATAGCACAGCAGCAACTCAACCAAAACCAACTATAAATTTGGAGTCATTGAGACAGCTTGCTGCTTTGTCACCAGACCCACTAGCAACATTAACCAGTATTTCAGATTTGATTCCCAAAATGAGAACGGCAGGTTTTATGGGAGTCTCTGGCTCTCAAGATAACCCATTTGCAATCTATGTTAATGATGAGACACTTCCAAACACTGTTAGGAACATTGCAAGACAGTATGCCTCTAGTTATTCATCTGGTGTGCTTGACCAAGCAAAAGTAGATGACAGGATTAAATCTCTTGGAGAGATGGCACAACGCGCTTTAACTAGTAAATCAGCAGCAGACGCTCTTGAGGAACAAAGAACAATGATGAATAATTTACGTTTACAGGGACTAGAAAATTCACAGCAAGGTAGAGCATTAACAGCACAAATTGCTCAAGGAAATCTAGATTTGAGGAGAGCTCAATTAGCGGCAGAGCCTCCAAAATATAGCTACATTCAAAGGCAAGAAATTGACCAAATTCGTGACGAGAAAAAAGCAGCCGAAAAAGCTCAAAACTCAGCTGACTTAGCTGCTAGAGCAGCTCCATTACTTGAAAGAGCATATGGTAGTGCATTAGAGGCTGGAGTAAAAGGTCTTGCAGGTCTTGTATTCCCCAGCACAGATGCTAAAGATGCAAATGACAAATTAGTACAAATAAATCAACAACTAGCATTAATGACGCCAAAATTTGGTGGTCCTACATCTGATGCAGATGCCAAAAGATATGACACTGCTGTGGGTGACTTAGCAAACCCAAGAAAATCAATTGAATCTAAAAAAGATGCCTTGAAAACTATTCAAGAGTTAGCGGCAAAACAAAGTGCTTTTGCAACGCAAAAAGAAAACTATTTTGATGAGAAGAAAACCCTTAAAGGATTTACACCAAATCCATTTGGAAACTAATCATGGCAACTAAAGAACCCACGCTAAAAGACATCACTTTGTTGGCTCTAAATCCATCTTTAGCTTCAAAGTTTGATGAGGTTTATGGGCCTGGAGCAGCAAATCAAGTTCTTAGCAGTCAAGCTAAAACTAATTTGATGACAGAAACCCGTCTGTTGCAACCAGCACGGGCATCTTCCGCAAGCAATTATGCAGGCGCTGTTGCTAGGGGGTTAGTCGGTCCCGCTGCGGGTGCAGCAATGGGTGCTGCTGGTGGACCCGTTGGGATGTTAGCGGGACAGTTAGCACTTCCTGCGTCTGATGCTTTAACCAATTTGATAAATATAGCACTTGCTGGAACTGAAAAACTGACAGACGCAAGAATGCCGCGCATGATGTCAACATCAGAAGGGCTGCAAAATCTGTTAACTGCAATGGGAGTTCCACAAGCAGAAACGCCAATGCAACGGGCGGTCCAATCAGGAGCAGGTACATTGGGTGGAGTAACTGCCAGCATTCCAGGTTTAACACGCATGGCAACAACAGCCGTGACCCCAATGGGCAGAGCTTTGTCAGCGCAGGCGGCACAACAGCCTGCAGGTCAGTTAGCTGTAGCTGCACCAGCCGGGGCTGCTGGTCAATTGACTGCTGAATTGTCTAAACCCTATCTTGGCGATGTAGGGTCTACGGTTGCTGGTATGGGGTCAGGTATCTTTGTTGGTGGATTAGGAATGCCAAAGCAACAACGACCACCAGCCCAAATGTCTCAAGCAGACATGAGGGCGGCGGCTGTTGCACAAAAAGCCAAAGACCTTGGATTCACTGGAGATTTGTCATTAACGCCTGGTCAAGCTGGAACGAATAAAACAGCTCAACTTTTTGAGGCGGTTGCATCTACGTTGCCAGGGTCCGCTGGACAATTTAGAAAGAAATATGCAAAGCAATCAGATTATGCAGAAGCTCTTATCAATCAAATTTCAAATCTGTTTGGTGGTATGCCAAAAGAGCCAGACGTTGCATTTTCATCTAGCGCACAAGCAATTAAAAACGCAACGTATAGAAACAAAGAATCAATTGGGAGCAAAATCAGAAATGTTGCATCTCAATCAGATATTGATTTGATGCAGACTCCAGACTTTCAAAATCAGATTTTGGCTGCTAGAAAAAAATTGCAGTCTTTGCCGCCAATTATGCGTAAAGAAGAATTATTTCAGCAATTTGAAGAATTTTATTTTGGCAAACCAAATGATGATTTACTAGGAAAAATCAAAGAGACAATGAAAGATACGGGCATGAGCCCTACCAATGCCAATTACAAAAAGACAGAAGCACAAGTTCGCCAGGCTCTTATAGACTCTGGAATTCCAGAGTTTGAATACTTTGGTTATCAGCAAAAAGGATTGCTGCCTGGAGCAGACTATCAAGACCAACGTGTTCTGTTTAGTAAGTTGGCCTATGCCAATAGGGGTACAAAAATTGGAGAGGCTTTTAAAACTTTAGAAAATGCTTTGGATAACGCTAGAGATCAAGGTTTTATAAAAGATGGCATGATAGATCAAGTTGCAGAATTAAAAAGACTAAGGGCGTCTTATGGTCAGGCAAAGGAATTGAATGAGAGATTGGAGGTTGCTGGTGACAAAACAGCAGTGAATTACATCTCCAACAATCAAGACAACATCGCAAATCTAGTTATTCCTTTGATGACAGCAGAGGAAAAACTTGCCTTGACTCAAGGGATATTGGCAGACATAAAGCTAAAGTCTCAAAACAACGCTGGTGACTTAGACATTACAAAGTTTGGCAAAGCTGTGATACAAACAAATGAGAGAACTCCATCTACATTTGGAAATATCCTAGGACAAGAGCAGGCAACAAACTTAGTCAATCTTGCTGATATTGCACAATCAGCATTGAAATCTAAAGTCCCAACATCAGCGACTGCTGAACGATCAAACATGATTAATTTGTTGACATCAACACCAGCAAAAATTGGTGCTGCAATGGCAAGCGGAACAGCATTGACAGGAGAGCCTATTCTTGGTACTGCCCTGGCTCTTGGAACACCTGCCTTGGCGTCAAAGATGTATTTGTCACCAACAGTACAAAATTTATACGACAGGTTGCGTATCAGAGACCCATTGTTAAATTACATGGCAAACCCGCTAGACCCAATGAGTCAGTATATGCAAACTCCAGGTCTTTTGTATTCAGACTACGGCAATTAACTTTAGGAGCATCACAATGAGCAAGCTATTTCGGGACGACAACGGGCAACTGACCACCTTTGGCGCACTTGGCACCACCCAGGTAATGACGGTGAGCGCCACCAGCGTACAGTCCACGGCAGTAGGTGCTGGCGTCACCATGCTGCGCCTGGCAAACGGTGGAGGGGCGCACTGCCACTTTGCCATTGGCGCCAACCCCACCGCCAGCCTGACCACCTCACCCATGCTGGGGACAAATACCATCGAGTATGTGGCCTGCGCTGGTGGTGACAAGGTGGCTGTGATTCGGGGCGGTACTGCCACCGATGTGTCAATCACGCAGATCAGCTAGGGATAAGGGCAATCATCTGGCACAAACGCCAGGCAGTGGACACCAGCGTACTTGGTCCTGGTCTTGATCCAGCGGTCAATGTAGGTGTCAGGCATCAACGCCAAGCTGCGGCTGATTTGCGAGTTAGGCACGCTGAGAGCAATTGCCAGCTCACTGGCGGTCATGCCGTCTGGAGCCAGAGCCAGGGTGTCTCGGATGCGTTTTGAGAGTACTGTGATTGTCATTTGTTGCGCTCTTTTAAAATGGACTCCGCGCTCATTGCGGCTTGAAATTTGGTTAGGCAAGACTGATTGATTGCTGGAATGTCTTCTTCCGTCAGCCCTACCCACGAACGCTGTGGCGGCTCGGTGTAAAGGGCAAAAGC